CAAAGCCTGCCGTCGCGGGACCGTTCAACGGAATCGGGTGGGTGTCTTTGGATTCGGTTCTCTTCAGGAGGACCCCGGCATCCAGTCGAGTGCTCAACCGCTGGATGGAGCGGAACGACGTCTCCCCAGGTCGGGAGGCGCTCAACCTTGCGATCACGCTCAATGAAATGAAGGACGCGAAGTTCCTTCACCTATCCAGGACGTGGATCTGGCGTGAGTCCTCCATGCGGACGCAGGATCTGTCGGCGCAGCCGGTCGTCGAGTTCCCGTCGAAGGGGATCACCCTCGACGAGGCCTACCGGATCTCGAAGCTCTCATCCTCTGCCGTCAAGGCGGAGATGCCGCAGGCGCCTCCGCCTGGGGTCCTCTGGGTCGGCCACCTTTACCAGTACACCGGCTACGGGAAGGCCAACCGTGAGATCCTTTTCCGGCTGGCGAACTCCATGTCCGTCCGGATCGACGACACGCACAAGGAGCCGGTCTATGTGAAGGAGGATCTCAGGTCGAGACTCGACGTTCACAAGAACATCCTCGTCGATCCGCGGGCGCCGCTTCTGCGGATGATGGGTCCTGACCACATCTCCCAGAAGACCCGCCACCGGATCGTCTGGACGATGCAGGAGAGCTCGATCCGTGTACACGACGACATGGTGAAGCGGGCCAATGCGAACTTCGACGAGATCTGGACGCCGTCCCAGTGGAACCTCGACGTCTTCAAGCACTCAGGCATCAAGCTCCCAGGCAGGGTTATGCCCCTGGGGATCGACCCGATCATCTTCCGGCCGCAGAAGCGGACGCCGCTTCCGACGTGCCGCCTGATCTCGACGCGCCGCCGCGGCCTCATGGCGGTGCCGGACGGGTTCGTGTTCCTGACGATCGGCCTGCCGGGCTTCCGGAAGGGCTGGGACGTCGTCGCCGATGCGATGGAGCACGCCTTCTCGAGGAACAAGCACGTCCACTTCGTGATCGGTCTGACCCATTCTCCGCCCGCCTGGAACGAAAAGGTCTACAAGCAGTTCGCGAAGTATAAGGTCCCGATCTGGACGCTGGAGGGCTCCTTCGACGAACACGGGATCTCCAGGATCTACGCCGCTGTTGACGCCTACGTCTCCGCCTCGCGTGGCGAAGGGTTCAACCTGCCCGCGGCCGAGGCGGCGGCCTGCGGGATCCCGGTCATCGTTCCCAACAATACCTGCCACACTGAGATCTTCACCGAGACGTTCATGTTCAAGCCGGACGGGGTCCGGAAGTACCCGGAAGGCGACTGGATCTCCGACTGGTACAAGGGTCAGCTTTTCTCGTCGTACGAGAAGCCGTCGATCCGGAAGCTGTCGGAACTCCTTCGGACTGTTTACCGAGGGGGCCGGGAAGTCTCCCGGCGGCGTGAGGCGCTTCGCCTGAATATTTCCAAGAAGTATACCTGGGACGCCGCGGCCTCCAGGGTCGCCCGGCGCCTGATGGAGGTACAGCCGTGATCGAGATCGAGGCTCGTGGTGGCCTGGGGGACTGCTTCATCTGGTTCCACGAGACGATGGCGTACGAGGACATCGAGGCGCTCAAGCCGGACGAGCGGATCAAGGTGACGCTCATCTCGCACAATCCGTTTGCCGACGAGATCTTGAAGTGGCATCCGAAGGCGCCCCAGATCGACATCGTGAAGTCCAAGCACTTCTTCAATCCTCCGTACGATAATCCGCAGATCCGGAAGGACGCCGGTATCCCGGAGCAGATGCCGCCGCAGCGTCCGCCAAGGGCGCGCGCTCCGATCAAGTTCTACCCGTCTCCGGATGACCTCAAGATCATCGAGTCGGATCTTCCGAAGGTGCCGTTCCTGGGGATCGCGCCCACCTCGTCCGGGATGGAGATCGAGAACCGGAACATCCCGCTTCCGACCGTCGTCCACATCTGCGCCTCGGCCAAGGTCCGCGGGATCCCGGTCGTCTTCCTGGGGCGGACCTATGCGGGGCCGCACGCCAGGAAGGATGCTCCGACCCGGCCGAGCGGCCCAGGGATCATCGACTTCACGGACAGGCTGTCCGTTCCAGGGACGGCCGAGGTCGTCAAGCGGTCGCGGGCAATGGTCTGTGCCCACTCGGCGCTGCTCCTTTTGTCCTGGTACGAGCGGAAGCCGAACTTCACGATGTATCCGCCGAAATACAAATGGCACGACTTCGACAACCCCTCTCCGTTCGGGTTCGGGAAAGACTATCCCGAGACCGTCAGGATGCTTTTCGTCGAGTTCACGGTTTCGAAGTTTTCAGAGTTTCTTAAAAAGAACTTTTCGGAAACGCCGAAATGAAACTGATGGTCGCCATCCCGACCCTGTCTCGCGCGGACCTGCTGATCCGGAACAAGTCCTTCCTGGAATCCATCAAACCTCCGGACGAAGTCCTGATCCTCGACAACGGAAACCAGAAGATCAACATCAACGTGCCGATCGAGCGGCCGGAAAAGAACCTGGGCGTCTCCGGGTCGTGGAACCTCTTCCTTCGGAGAGCGTTCGAGTACCGTGACTTCAATGGTCTCGTCCTGCTCCAGGACGACATCATCTGGAGCGGCGCCCATCTCGACCGGACGAAAAAGCTGCTCGAGAAGCACCAGGACATCGACCTCTTCCTGGCGTTCCACCAGTTCTCTATCCAGATCCATCGTCCGGAGAATATCCAGACGATCGGCTTCTACGACGAGCAGTTCTATCCCGGATACTGCGAGGACGACGACTACGCGATCCGGATGACTCTCGGGAGGAGGGTCTATCATCGGTTCCATGAGCTTGACCCGATGCACGGCAGCCAGATCGAGGGCACACCCAAGGGGACTCCAGGGACCGTCCAGAAGGTGAAGCTGATCAAGAAGTGGGGTCTGGAGAAGGCGATCGGAGTCAATGAACAGGGTAGGCCCTGGTACATCACCAACCGAAACTTCAATTTTTGAGTTGACAAAAACTTACTTACAAGTAAACTTACCAGTATGAAAGTAAATATTCCGAAGTTCGAGTGCAAGAGGTGCTCCCACAAGTGGTCGCCCAGGCAGAGCGAGATCCGGATGTGCCCGAAGTGCAAGTCCCCGTACTGGGACACCCCCAAGAAAACAGGAGGTAAGACCATGAAGACGATCCTGATTCTGCTGACGCTTTCGGTCCCCTGCTTCTCGGACGAGGTGCTCCTGAAGGACGGGCGCCGGATCGACTTCAAGAGCCTGGAGGACACGGGCGAGACGTACACGATCGTCACCCCCGAGGGCGTCCGGATGGTCGTCAAACGCTCCGAGGTCACGGGCTTCGAGAAGACCGAGCCCGTCTCCCCGCTGACCGGCGCGACGATGTCCTTCGGGAAGAAGGACAAGCTCGACTCGGTCGACCTGCTCAAGAAGGTCGAGACCGACAAGGACTTCCTGGCAGGGGCCTGGAAGTTCCAGCAGGACGGCTCGCTTCTTCTGACGGCTCCAGCCGTCGTCGAGCACGGTACCTGCCAGATCCGGTACACCCCGGCCTCCGAGGAGTACAACTTGACGCTCACGATGGAGCGGACCGAGGGTGACGACAACATCGGGGTGACGCTCCAGATCCCAGGCGGTCGCCAGTGTCAGTACTACTTCGACATCCAAAAAGGGAAGTGCTCCGCGATCCTGGTGCCTGGAGGCCCGGATGGGCACACGAAGGCTTCCGCCCCCGCCCCCGGCCGTCAGTTTGCCGTGAAGAAGCCGCATACGGTCGTCTTCATGGTCCGGCGGGCCGGTCTCGTCGTGCAGGTCGACGGCAAGGACGTGACGACGTTCCGGTCGGACTGGACGAACGTGGAGCCGCTGGGTGGCCCCAAGGTCGGCGGCGCCCAGGACAAAGGTGCCTTCGCGATCAGCGCCCTCGCTTCCGGGATCCGCATCTCCAAGGCCGTCCTCACGCAGAAGCCATGAGCAAAGACCTCGCGATCGTCACGGTCGTCATCGGGAAGAACTACGAGCGCGTCGCGTCCGTCTCTCTTCCAACGATCCAGGCGTACGCTGACCGGATCGGCGCCGAGCTGATCGTTGTGCGCGCCCGAGCCTTCCCCGGATACCAGTTCTACTGGGAGAAGTTCCAGATCGCCGGTCTCCTGGAGAAGTACGGTCGAGTCCTCCTGCTGGACGCCGACTTGGTCGTTCGGACGACGGCGCCGTCGATCTTCGATCAGGTTCCTGCGGGGGTCTTCGCCGCCTTCGAAGAGGGAAAGTACTTCACGGATCGCGTCCGGGAGATGGAGAAGGACGGACCGTTCTACGGGATCATGACCCAGCGGCCTGTTGCGGAGCGCGGCTTCACCTACTTCAACACCGGGGTAGTGCTGGCCGACCGGACGCATCGGGACGCCTTCGAGCTCCCGCTCAACCCGAAGGGTGAGCCGATGTCCGAACAGACTTACACGAACCTCGCGGTGGCCCGCCATGGCTTCAAGTTCCTGGATCTCGGGATCCGGTGGAACGGTCTACACTCCCTCCGGCGCGCGGACAACCGGAAGGATCTCCACATCGTCCACTACGCGGGTTTGCCGAAGGTGACCGGCTGGGTCGAGCGGATGACCGATCAGATGAAGAAGGATCTGTCCAATGTCTAGCGAAGATAGAGCCGTCCAGGCCGCGAAGAAGATCGACGGCTGGTTCAACGAGCCTGAGATGGGGCCTCTGTACCAGACGGCGATCGACGCGATCCGGGAGTTCCCAGGCCTTGCGATCGTCGAGATCGGCAGCTTCAAGGGTCGATCGACCGTCGTTCTGGGGATCGCCGTCCAGGACTTCGGGGATCCGGACGTCAGAGTCTACGCCGTCGACCCGCACGAGGGGAAGCTGACCACCAGGGAGGTTGAGCCGACCTTCAATGCGTTCCTCACGAACATCTCGTTGGCAGGGGTCGGGAGCTTCGTCATTCCCGTCCGCGAGCGGGCTGAGTGCGTTCGGTGGTTCAATCCGATCTCGCTGCTCTTCATCGACGGTCTGCACACCTTCGAGGCCGTCGCGTCGGACTACGAGCATTTCAGCTCGTTCGTGGCGCCCGGCGGGTTCGTCGTCTTCCACGATTACGACAACACGGACTTCCCCGGCGTGAAGAAGTTCGTCAACCAGAAGATCGAGTCCGGCGAGCTAATCTCAAACCACGTTCCGGAGCCTGAGAAAACTCTCATTATTACAAAGAAGGGATGACATGGAACCGACCGAATCCGTCGCGCCGACCGCAAATTCAATCGAGCTGGAGCTCACGGTCAGGCGATTCGAGGGGCGTCTCGCCGAGCTGGCCGGAGATCTCCGGTCCGCGAAAGAGCTCGTCTCGTCGAAGAACAGCCAGATCATCAAGCTCGAAGCCGAGAACCTCAGGCTCAAGATGACGCGGACGGACAAGGAGCTCTCGACCGAGGTCGATGGGCTCCGGCGCGAGGTCGGTCTCAAGCACAAAGAGCTCGTGGACCTCAAGAGGCGGCTCGAGGTCTTCCAGGACAACGAGAAGGTCACCCTGCACCGGGCGGTCGCCGCGGAGCAGAAGATCGTCATCATGCAGACCACGATGACGACGATGCAGAAGGCCAGGGACGCCGCGCACCTGGAGGTGGAGAAGCACGATCGCGAGCGCCTGGAGGCGGTCCGGAATATGGTCGACTACGACGATCGGATGAAGAAGGCCCTGGCGCGGGTCAAGGAACTGGAGCCGAAGAACAAGGGATCGGAGGTCCCTAAGGCAGCGAGGAAGTAGCGAACGACCGGGTAAAGGGACAAGGAAGAAGAAGGAGAAGCGCAGCATGAAAACGTTCGGAGAGCTGATTCGTGAAGCACGACATGCCAAGCAGTACAGCATGTCCGCTCTCGCGCAGATCACCCAGACCTTCAAGGGGTACATCTGCGGAATCGAGACAGGGAAGCTCAATCCGCCGTCCCCGAAGATGGTCCGGAGGCTCAGTCGGGCTCTGGATCTCGACGTGAACGACATGCTCGTGCGATCCGTCTTCGAAAAGCTGCCGAAGGGCCTCCGGTTCCACAAACTCAGGGAGCTCCTGGACGAAGCGGAGCGGTCCGGAATATCCGAGGCAAAGGGCCTCGCGATCCGATAGCGAAGAGGAAGGAGACAGAACGTGCATCGAACCGAACCCAAGGTATTTCTGGTCGGTGAGACCAGGGTCAACCGATCCGAGTTCGACCGGTACCTCGCCCACGTCAAGGGAGACGACTGGGAGACGGACGCCGAGTCGGACAGCGACTATCTAGTCGAAGCCATGGGGCGCCTCTGCTACCGCTCCTGGGCCCCAGGCCTGAACGCCAACGTCACGAAGATCCGGGAGGGGAACGCCCCGTACCTGAAGAACATCATCGGATCCGGCCACGGGTCGGTTCTGGAGCACGCCGTTTCGAACTGGATCTTCGCCGACGTCTCCAGGGTCTTCACCCATGAGGTCGTCCGGCACCGGGCCGGGACCGCCTTCTCCCAGGAGTCGCTCCGCTACGTCCGGCTGACGGACCTGGGGCTGTGGCTGCCCAAGGAGATGCAGCAGGATCCGAAGCTGGTCGAGCTCTTCGAGACGACTTTCCGGTCGCTCGAACAGATCCAGCTCATGATGGCCGACCACTTCAAGCTCGACGACCCGACGTCCAACTTCGCGCTCAAGAAGAAGATCACCTCCGCGATGCGCCGCCTCGCGCCGATCGGCCTGTCGACGGCGATCGGGGTCTCCTTCAACATGCGGGCCCTCCGGCACGTTCTCGAAATGCGAACGGCCGAGTCCGCGGAGACGGAGATCCGGGAGGTGTTCGACAAGGTCGGCTCGATAGCCGTCGCCCGCTGGCCCGCGATCTTCCAGGACTTCAAGCGAAGCGAAAACGGGGAGTGGAAGCCGGAACATTCGAAGATCTGAGGAGAAGACATGCCGCGCATGAAGAGGGAGGTCGGATCCGACGGCAAGGCCGACTCGATGCACTACGGCGGCGCCGACAACCCGCACGAGACGATCAAGTGCCTCGCGGCCTGGGGCCTCGAGAAAGACGCGCTCTGCTGGACCGTTGGGAAGTACATCTCCAGGGCCGGGAAGAAGGGCGGCGCGACCCTGCTGCGGGATCTCGAGAAGGCGTATTTCTACCTGGGGAAGAAGATCGAAGGGCTGAAGAATGCCGAGAAAGAAAAAGCGTAACTATCTCCGGTACACCAAGGGCCTCGAGCGCCTACTGAAGGCTCTCTGCGTCCTGCGCCCTGGTGAGCGGCTCCGGACGAATCTCAAGTAGTCGTGTACACGGAGACTTTATGACCCGCGGCACCGAACAGGGAAAGAAGATCGACGAGATCAAGCTGGACTGGGACACCACCCTGGTCGTCCGATATCACTCCAGCAGGCACAATCCGACCTTCACCGTTGAGGCAGGGGACAACTCCTTCGCTGGGACCGACCTGAAGAACCTGATCGAGCAGGCGACGGTCTACATCAAGGGCTGGAGCGATCTGAAGTGGGAGCCGGTCATCGCGATCGATACGGAGATCTACAGCGACATCGAGCTCCGCTACAGCCGGTTCTTCAAGTCCAGGCACAAAGGCAAGGATGTCTTCCGGCAGTGGAAGGTCGGCGAGGAGAATGAGTCCGGCTTCGGATCGAAGTACCGCGAGGAGAAAAATCACACCGGAGATCGGCTCGACGGCGGAGCGCCCGGCGCCGTGATGAACAGTCGAGACCGCGGCCGGATCCTGCCGTATACGCACGACCGCTGGACCCAGCTTCGGCAGCTCTCGAAGATGGTCCGCGAGGCGATGGACAAGACTTCCGAGAAGCTCTCCGAGATGCTCAAGCAGAAGGACATCGACACGTTTCTGGAGGATGCGTCCGGCGTGAAGTCCCTGGGGATCGAGTTCAAGAAAGTGGGAGGGTAGCGTGAAGACAGATCACCAGAAGCGCGTCGAGGAGCTCATGCGCCGCGCGGGCCAGGAGCTCCCAGGCAGCCCGATGATCCCATCGCTGGCCATCCGGCAACTCCGTGCGAACCTGATTCTCGAGGAGGCCCTCGAGACGCTGGACGGCCTGGGTTTTGCCGTCAAGCTGAACTGCGGAGACCTCGTCGTGGTTCCGATCAGCGAGCCGGACATCGTCAAGGTCGTCGACGGCTGCGCCGACGTCAGCGTCGTCACGATCGGGACGCTCTCGGCCTTCGGGGTTGCCGATATGCCCGTCCTCCAGGCGGTCGACCAGAATAACCTGGACAAGTTCGGGCCCGGATCCTACAGGCGCGAGGACGGGAAGTGGATGAAGCCCCCAGGCCACAAGGCGCCGGACATCCTGGGCCTGCTCGTCGAGCAGGGGCTCCTGGGGAGGGCTATATGACCTGCCGAAGCGAAGCGGAATGCAATAAGTTCAATGCTTCTGTTCGTGAAATGGAGACTGAGAACGCCAAGCTCCGCGCCGAGGTGGAGCAACTTGGAAGAGTCACCAAGCTTATGACCGACGAGGACTTGAAGCTTCAGAACGAGCGCCTCCGGAATGCGCTGATCAAGATCTCATCCTACGGCCGAGTTTGTGCGGAGTTTGAGACGTGCAAGCATCAGGCTTGTGAAGACAGCGCGGGAGCCGCGCTCCTTGCGATGGATGTTCTTCGGGGAGGCAAGATCCCCATCCGCCCGGAGCTGCTTAAGTTCGCGGAGGCGATGGAAGTCGTCCTCCAGGAGAACGACCACAAGGGCTCGGTGACGACCGTGCGCTGCGACGAGGCAGTCGAGCGTCTATGGGACGAGGTCCGGGAGCTCGACCGCGTCGCCTGGGGACACATCAGCATCATCACCAAGCCTGCGGAGCGCGAGAAGATCAAGAAGGAGGCGGTCGACGTTGCAAACTTCGCCCTGATGACTTGGTATGGGGCCCAGCTCTAATGGAGACGAAAACGGTCGCGGTTCACTGCGGCGTTTGCGCCTGGAAGGGTCGTCGCTACCGAACCGAGATGCGCGGGGAGCCGATCGAGCGACCGCCATGCCCGAAGTGCAAGAGGCGGACGGTATATTACCGGTCTCCTGCCATCGAGCGGTCGATGGACATCAGGCCAAAAGAGAGGAAGGCGAGGGCTTGACTATGACGCTTATTCAGTACATCGACGCTCATCCCTGGTGGACGCTGCTGTACCTCTTCATCATTTGCGTCACGGTGAGCTGGTCGGCGGAGAGCTTTGGGCCACTGATCGTTATCAGCAAGGAAGACCAGAAGAAATGACCTATCCAGTCACCGTCGTGATCCCGACGATCGACTCGCGGTACAAGTTCCTGACGGAGCGGTGCCTGCCCTCCGTCAGGGCCGCGGATCCTGCTCAGACCATCGTCGTCTTTGGGCCTGGGAACGGGAACGAGAAGCGGAACTCCGGCGCCAAGGCGGCGAATCAGAAGTTCATCCTGTTCGTCGACGACGACTGCGAGATCCGTCCGGAGTGTCTCCGGGCGATGGTCGAGGAGATCGAGAAGGACGACGGCGTTTCGTTCGTCTACTCCGACTACACGATCAAAGTCGCGGACGGCCTGGAGTGGGACCAAGCATCCGGAGACATGTATCCTGGAGCGTTCAATCCAGATCGTCTTCTGAAATCAAACTACATCAATACGACGAGCTTAATTCGAACCTCCGCGTTCCCTGGGTTCGATCCGAAGCTGAAGAGGTTCCAGGACTGGGACCTTTGGCTGACCATGGCCTTCTCGAAGGGCCTCCGTGGATCTTACATCAACAGGAATCTCTTCACGCTCCACCAGATCGACGTCGGTATCACGTCCGGAGTTTGCGCGACCGATGCGTTGTCGGCGCTTTTTACGAAGCACGGAATATGAAGACTCTCTACATCCTGGCGCACTACCCCCAGGGATCCGAGTCCTACGTCGAGGCGGAGATCTCGTACTTCCTCAGCCGCGGGGTCCAGATCGAGATCTGGTCGCCGCAGTCCGGATACGGGGACAAGCTGCCGGTCAAGGTCCACCGGAAAACCCTCCAGGAGGCGATCTCCGGCTTCAACCCGAACGTCATCCACGTCCACCACATGACGACGGCGGAGTACTACATCAAAAGCCTTCCCAGGAAGGTGACCGTCAGGGCTCACTCGTTCGACTGGAGCGAAGGGCGCGCGACCAACGTCCTCTCAAATCCGGCAGTCAGGAAGCTGTACGCATTCCCGCACTTCGCGAAGCGGTTGAGCTGCCTGTTTCTAAAGTCCCAGGAGCTCTACGACAAGATTGTTCCGCTCCCGGTGGCGTACGACCCGACCCTGTACTACCAGAGCTGGAAGATCCGGCGCTCCGTGCTGCGGCTGACGGCTGGTCTCCCCACGAAGTCCTTGGACCACTTCATCATCGCCGGAAACAAGGTCGAGGATGCCAAGTTCGTCCTGGGCATCAACACCGTGATCGGGAAGGAGTCCGAGGTCGTCGACAAGATGAACGCGCTCAACAGGAAGCTCGGTGGTCGCGTCCAGATCCAGACAAACATCAGCAGGAAGGACGCCGCGGACCTCGTCCGCATGGCCGGGATCTACATGAGCACGTCGGATCCGACCTCCCACCCATTCGGGATGCCGGTGTCGATCGCCGAGGCGATGGCGACCGGCGCCTACGTCCTCGCCAGGAACCAGGGGCCGGAGGTGCTGGATTACCTGGGCGGCGCCGGGAGCACCTACACCTCGGTCGAGCACGCCGAGTCGCTGATCCGCATGGCGATCGACCTTTCGGACCAGGGGTTCGAGGAAGTCAGCACTGCCGCGGTCCGGAGCGCGGCAAGGTTCCGATCCGACGTGGTTCTCGATCGGGTGATGAAGGACTGGGAGGAGATCTCGTTAGGGTAGGAGGGGGCCACGGCCGGTACAGCCGGAACGCAACCCCCTCCGTGTGGGGCGGGTGTTGAACGGATTATATCACAAAAAGGAGATATGAAGATGCTGACGGATCTGATGAAGCAGGTCGACACGTTCCTGGAGCGGTACAGCAAGGACGACCCCAGCAAGAAGGGGATGAGGAACGACCTCATGGAGATCGTCCAGAAGGCGATCGACATGGGCGAGGGCAAGGACCAGAACAAGATCTCCGGGATCATCGTCAAGGGCATCAAAGCGTTCATGGGCGGGAAGGAGTAGCTCGTGCCGGAGCTGTCGCCGTTCGTCCCGATGGCGCTCGGGCTCGGCTTCGGAGTGCTGGTCTGGGCGATCCTTTGCGCCAGGGACAGGAAGAAGAGGGGCAAATGACAACGGGTGACCTTGCGTTTCTAATCGTATTCGCCAGCGTCCTTGCGATCCTGATCGTCGTCAATCTCGTCCACAAGCTCTTCAAGGCCTTCCCGTGCCTGCTTCTTCCTTGCAGGAAGCGGCACCTGTCGATCGACAAGAGGGTCTGGATGGTGCCGTTCGGCAACTGTCCCAACGGCTGGCACAATCTCCATCACGACAGGGTCTGCTATGTGACGAAGTGGATCTGCGATCGCCAGAACTGCAAGAGCATGGGGTTCTACTGCATCGGCGAGGCATCCAAGGGCGCCTGGACGATCCAGAGCGGCAAGATCGTCCCGGACGAGAAGGAGTGGATGAGGTGGTAAAAATGTACGAGGTTCCCGCGTGCCCGGCCTGCTACATCCCGCACGTCGTCTGCATGACCTGCAAGAAGGACAAGCCGAAGATGCCGTGCGGAGAATGGGAAGGCGACTGGTGGTACTGCGGTCCGGAGTGCATGAAGACGCTGCATCCCCAGGGGGGAATGTGCAAGGCGCATCGAGACGCTCTGGAGCAGTTGAGGGTGTCGCATCCGCACCTATTTCGTCGGGATTGGCCGTGGTCCGGAGTGAAAGGAGCGTAACGTGTCAGCAGAGCAAGAGGCGTTCGTCAGGGGATTCGAGAAGGCGAAGAAGGAGTGCCTGGAAGTCATCGACGAGTGGTCGCGCGCCTGTCACCCGGTCCATCCGAAGAAGGTCATGGGTCCAGGCCTCAGGAACTACTGCTGGCAGCATCACGGTCTCCAGGCCGCGAAGAAGAGCATCAAGCGGGACGTCCGGATCGTCCGCCTTCCGAGTGATCTATGAACAGAACCGAACACCTGTTGACCATCCTGGCTGAGGAATGCGGCGAGGTCACGCAGCGAGTGTGCAAGGTGCTCCGGTTCGGACTCGCCGACGTCCAGGAGGGGCAGGGCGAGGACAACAAGCGGCGCCTGGAGCGCGAGGCGGCCGACGTGGTGGCGATGATCGAGATGCTCGGTCTCGACGTGCGCGATGAGGACAAAGCGGCGAAGCGCGCGCGAGTCGAGAAGTACCTGGAGTACTCCAGGAAGGTCGGAACGCTGAAGGATGGGAAGGTCAAAGCCGTCCACTGCTACGGTCTGATCTGCGTGAAAACCGACGACTGCAAGTGCCCGTGTCTGGACTGCGTGGCGATCGTGAACTTCTAAGGAGGGGTGATGAGCAAGCCGAGGGTCGTGACTCTGTGCGGGTCGACGAGGTTCTATCCGGCCTTCCAGGAGGCCAATTTCCGGGAGACGATGGAGGGGCGGATCGTCCTCTCGGTCGGATTCTATCCCCACAACGCCCAGGTCCATGGCGAGGGCGTGGGCATCACGCCCCAGCAGAAGGAGGCCCTGGACGTCCTCCACAAACAGAAGATCGACATCTCCGACGAGATCCTGGTGCTGAACGTCGGCGGCTACATCGGCGATTCGACGCGCGGCGAGATCCGCCACGCCGTCAAGACCGGGAAGCCGGTCCGGTGGCTGGAGGCCGACAAGGCGGACAAGGAGTTCATCTAACGTGACGACCGCCCGGAGGAAACTCATCCTGGTGGGCTGCCACACCTTCTGCTTCTCGGGCACCATTTCGTCTGCGCTCTGGTGGGGTGAGTTCCACTGGATGAAGATAGCCTCGGTAGCCATAACCGGAGTACTATGGGGGATGGCATTCGGCGACGTTCTAAAGTGCGTCACCAAGAAGGCCTAGAGGGAGATCGGTTATGCCGAGAAAGTACAGCGAGGAAGAAGTCCTGGAGCTCCTGAAGGAGTGGGACTACTACGTCTCCTGGAAGGACACCGTCCGCGGACGCCTGAACGAGGCCGGGATCCAAATGTTCCGGGACCGGAACGAGATCGACAACAGCCTCCACCTGGACGAGTGGCTGGACAACCGCTTCTGGAAGATCATCGAGAGCTACGCCTCGGCGACCGGCCGGACGATGGAAGAGTCCCAGGCGGCCCTCCTGGCTCGCCCGTACATCGACGTCTCCGCGAACTGGAAGCAGTACTTCGGCGGCGGGGATCCGGCGCCTGTCGGCACCAGGAAGCGCGTCCCGAAGCTTCGGGTGACCCTGAAGACGTCCAAGGATGGCTGGAACACCTGGACCTTCCGGTCACACCCCGAGTTCAAGATGAAGGTCTGGGAACGCAGCGACAAGCTGTATCAGGCCGAGGGAAACCACGGGATCGGAGTCGGCCAGAGCCTCTCCAATGCGGTCATCGGAGTCCGGGAGAAGGCGGACCGCACCAGCACCTACATGGAGAAGTACATCGAGTTCGTCAACAGAGTGCTCCACTACTTCAAGACCCAGGTGGAGGTCTGATGCCGAAGATCACGATCGTGGAGAGCCCCAGGCAGGCGATGGGCTGGCCCTGCTTCTACTGCGCGAAGCCGCTGAAGCGATGCCAGGGTCCGAACAAGACCAGGAAGAATCGCCGCTGCTGTGGCGAGTGCAAGGGGAAGAGGAGCCATTGAAGTGCTTCCACTGCCGTCGCCCAGTCAGGAAGTACGTCTGCAAAGCGTGCAACGGTGGCTACGAGTGCCGCGGCCACGGAATCTCCCTGACGTGCAAGAAGCACAAGAATCGGCCGGTGTTCGTTCGGTTTAGCATGGCGCCTGTTTCTATTTCTGGGTGAAGGCGAAGCGATGAAATATACGACGAAGCGGATCGAGGTCGACGCGGTCCAGTTCGTGAACTCCGACGATCCGCTTCCTGCCGGAGTCGAGCGTGGCCCAGAGGCTCGCTATGGTGGAGATTCGAGCGACCAGAGCTTCTTCAGGCACAAGTACGGACCGATCTACAGCTACTTCGTCGATACGGGGAGCGGGAAAATTCAGATCCGCCCTGGAGAATGGGTCGTGACCCTTGAGGATGGGAGTCGCTGCCCGTACTCCAATGAAGACTTTGAGAAGTGTTTCGAGTTGGCACGGTAGAGGTAAAGAATGCCGAAGACTGCTCCAGACCGCACATACGCTTCCGAAGGGATCCGCCTCGAACGATTCACCGAGGACGATGCCGAATGCCATTCCTGCGGGAAGATCGACCGCCCTCGCCACCTGATCCACCTGGGACATCTTTGCCAGCACTTCGTCGCCTTGTGCGACCCGTGCTGGAAGCGGCTCAAGGTCTTGTTGGCACAGAAAAGGTGAAGAATGTCAGAGCCGAAAATGCTGTACTTCGGTCCCCTCGGAGATGTCGGGCACTACTTCTACTCGGAGGAGGGCGGCCGGATCTACGACTACCCTCATCCCGATGTTCCGTGGAAAGAGGTGGACGGGGGCCTCTGCCAGGGCAGCGTTCCTGGGGATGGCTATTCTAGAAGCTGCCCTGAAGTTGTCGGAGAAGCTCTGCTTCATCACAAAGATGGATGGACGGCGCTCTCGTTCTGGGACCGCACGATCGACACGCGACCTGGATCGAACAGCAACTACTTCGCCCAGGGCACGTTCACGTTCGAGGAGATGGTCGAGCTGTCGAAGAAGCGGTTCCCGGTGCGCTGGAGCCAGATGAAGTTCGAAGTCAAGCTGGCACAGAAAAGGTAAGGATGCCCGCCGTCGCCGCGTTCTTCCTGGCGCCTGAGAAGTTCCCCTGCGGGTGCCGGTTCACGATCGCGACGCCGTCCAGGCGCCGCGTGAAGTCGCCCGACTACGTCAGGACGAAGGACGGCGCCGCGGTCTGCAAGTGCGGCCTGCGGTGGCATCTCCAGTGGGGCCCGATACACGGAAGCGTTCACCACAATGAACGATAGCGTTCACCTCCTTGATGCGCTCCCCAGGAGCATCGGTCGGCATAGGATTTGCTTTGATGCCCCTATGATTACGATCCTGCTGCGCGGAGAAAAAGAGCGCCAGTTCACCGCAGTGATCCTGCCGGTGACCTGGGAAGACCTGACGAAGGCCCGGAAGGGGTTCGCCAAGTGGGTCAAGACCAAGGACACCGGCCCGCTGTCCGGATCCTTCGGCGCCCTGGCGGAGTGGTGGATCCACGACCACCGGCCGCTCTGGAAGCGGTTCGACACGATCGACAACTGCTACCTGAAATACGCGATCGCCGTCTCGGAGAAGAATCTGAAGTTCGTGGGAGGGGATTGATGTCCTACGTTTCGTGGTTCTCGATCAAAAGGTTCTTCCATCGCCTGCTCAAGAGAGGCCACCACAAGCGCGTCTTCATCAGCGACGCCGTCGGATTTGTTGATTACCAATGGAGGCGCTGCTCGAACTGTGGAACGTGCTTCCACACCCTGATCTACAGGGCGTGCCCGATGCACGGAGAAGAGCTGAACTGCGGGCACCCGGAAGATAGTTTCGGTGGATGCCCGCTGCCGCGGTGGAGAGTTCCGAAAGCATAGGAAATTTCATGGCACTCTAGCAGACAAGAGTGCCGTATGGTACACTCCTCGGACTGGCTCCTTTGCGGTGCGCGAGGAAACCCGCGGGTGCGGCTGCTTGACGAAGCGGCCATTGTACGACGCAGACTGTAACTCGCGCATCGCAGAGGGGCCAGCGATTCTGGAGCATGGAAGAAGAGAGATGGGATCCGAAGCAGTAACACCAAGCAAGCCGATCGATTTCTATTGCCCTGCTCTAGCGGTTTCGTACGAGGACTTCTCGGACCTCTACTGGAGCTTCGACAAAGAGGACCGATACTTCCACGCCGGACTGATGGTCCATCACGGCATGGTCGCGATCTGGAACTGGAACTCCGGGTCCTGGTGGTATTCCGAGGAGGTCAGCACGCTCGTCCAGGCCGTCAGAGCCGGGCTCCTGGAGCTGGAAGGATCCCGTGAGTATCCGCGATGAAAAGGAACCTTCTGTTTCACCTGTACCCGAAGAAGGAATCGATCTGGAGATGGCACGTCGACCGACTCCTGGAATACCGGAGCGCCTGGAACGGGCGCCGGATCATCACCGTCGTGATGGACAAGGAGACGGAGTCCAAGGCAGTCGTGACCGAGGCCCTGGAGCGGCTCGACGCCGAGGTCTCCTTCGAGCGAAACGATCGGGAGCTCGGGGAGACGAGGCTCTTCATCGAGACCCTGGGGCGCCTCGAGTCGAGAGATCCGGACGAGGCGACCTTCTACGCGCACGCGAAGGGGGTCACCAGGACCGGGAAGCAGGTCGACGCGATCCGCGACTGGTGCCGCGCGATGTACATCCTCAACCTCGAGTCCATCCCGTCGATCGAGCGGCTGCTCCAGAAGTACCCGGCGATCGGATGCTTCCGGCACGCGATCAAGCACGGAGGATCCTCCTGGTGCTACGCCGGAACGTTCTTCTGGCTGAAGCACCGCGACCTCTTCATGCGGAATTGGCGCCGGATCGAGAAGAGCCTCTACGGCGTCGAGGGATATCCGGGAATGCACTTCCGATGGGGGGAGATGGGGAGGCTGACCCAGGACAACGTGGGCCCGCAGTGGCTCTACAACAACGGCAGCGTAACGGACGCGAAGATTTCCGAGTGGAAAAAATACTGGAGGGATGACATGCACCCATCGGCCATGGACTTTCTGCGTAGGGCTCTGACCGAGTTCGAGGTCACGAAGAAGACCGTGCTCGAAGTCGGGAGCTACAACGTGAACGGGACGCCGCGGACGGTCGTCGACAAGCTCGGCCCGAAGTCGTACCTGGGCGTCGACTCTCAGACCGGCCCATGCGTCGATCGCGTCGTCAGCGTCAACGACCTCGTGAAGGAGTTCGGCGAGGACCGCTTCGACGTGGTGATCTCGACAGAGATGATGGAGCACGTCAAGGAGTGGCGCAAGGCCGTCATGCAACTGAAGGCCGTGACGAAGCCCGGCGGCCTCCTGGTCATCACCACCCGGTCGCCCGGCTTCCCGTACCACCCGTATCCCGAGGATCACTGGCGCTTCACGATCGACCAGTTCAAGAAGATCTTCGCGGACATGGAGATCGTGACCCTGGAGTCGGACATCCCGACCTTCCCTGGGGTGTTTCTGAAGGCCAGGAAGATCGCGGGAGCGCCGCTGTTGCCCATCGAGAGCCTCCAGGCAATCAACCCCTTTGGACCGAAGTGAAGAAGAAGATCGACAAAGTCGACAAGGAGTACAACGTTCCCGCGGTCTGCCACGTCTGCAACCGGGAGTTCATGGCCCGGTTCAACATGGTGGGGCGCGCGAAGACCTGCACTGCCAAGGATCACGTCTGCGAGAAGAAGACTCTGAAGGTCTCCGGCCGGAAGGACAAGATCATCACTTGCGTGGCGGGCTGCTGCCGGTCGAAGTACTACAAGGGGACCGCTTCGAGCGCGACGTCGACCTCGCTCGACTCGAGGAAGTTCCTGAACGACGCGGAGTTCTCGAAAGTCCTGGCCGCATCCTTCAAGCTCGAGAAGCCGTTCGGAGTCGGCCTGCGCTTCACGCTCGAGACCGGATGCCGCTGCGGGGAGACGCTCCTGGTCCGCAAGAGGCACCTGGAGTTCAAGGACGGCCCGCTGTCGATCGTCCGGATCCCGACGCTCAAGAAGGCCGGGCATCCTCTGCTGCCGGTCCACCTCGACAACAAAGGCAAGTTCGTCGTCGAGCTCCAGCTCTGGTCGAAGAAGATGAAGCCGGACGACCTCCTCTTCCCGATGGCGAAGAGGACGTTCCAGAGGACGTTCGAGCGGATCCTCGACAAGATCAAACCGGATCGGGCGAGCCTTGTTCACATCTTGAGGCATACCCGCGCGAGTAGGCTCGTTCGGTCCGGCCTGGACCCCAACACGATCCGCCAGGAGATGCGGTGGGCGTCGATCGAGCTCTTGAAGGTGTACAGCCACACAACGGAGGACGAGGTATCCGCGGCGTTTGGAAAGATCCGGTAGGAAGAAGGAAGAAGAAGGAGACGGGGATGTCAAAAGGGATCGTCATCGGAAGGCACGGTGTCAAGCTAATCCAGTTTCACCTGGAGGTGCTGCTCCGGACGCGCCTGCTCATCCAGGCGAACTCCGGTGGCGGAAAGTCCTGGTTGATCAGGTTGCTGGCGGAGCTGATCTTCGGGAAGGTCCAGATCATCATCATCGACCGCGAGGGCGAGTTCGCCAGCCTCCGGCCGAAGTACGGGTTCCTGCACGTCGGGCAGGTCGACCAGGGCGCCGACATCCAAGCAGACGTCCGGTCGGCCCGGCTGCTCGCCGAGAAGCTCCTGGAGCTCGGCACGTCGACGATCTGCGATCTCTACGAGGCGTTCCGGACGAATCCGTCCGGGCGACGGGCCTGGGTCGCGGCCTTCCTGGAGGGCCTGATCGACGCGCCGAAGCACCTCTGGCACGACTGCATCGTCATCGTCGACGAGGCGCACCAGTTCTGCCCCCAGGAGTCGCCGAAGGCCGCCAGCATGGTCGAGCGCGAGATCATCTCCCGCTGCAAGGAAGCGATGATCGCCCTGGCGACCGTCGGCCGGAAGCGCGGTCTCTGTGCCGTCTGGGCCACGCAGCGCCTCGCGAAGCTCGACAAGGACGCCTCTGCGGAGCTGTTCAACCGCCTCGTCGGAATGACGGTCGAGGACGTCGACGTCGATCGCGCGACCGACCTCATGTCGGTCTCGCGCGAGGACAAGCCGGAGTTCCGGAAGACGCTCCGGAACCTCGAGCCCGGAGACTTCATCGCCTTCGGCCGCGCCGTCGCGAACGAGCGGACCCTCTTCAAGGTCGACGCGGTCTCGACCAAGCACCAGGAGGCCGGGTCGAAGGGCTACAGCGCCAAGGCGCCGCCCGTGCCGGAGGTCATCAAGACGCTGCTGCCGAAGCTCGCGGACCTCCCAAAGGAGGTCGACACCAGGGCGAAGAACGAGAAGCAGCTCCGCGCGGAGATCCAGGAGCTCCAGAGGAAGATCTCCACCCTGGAGAAGACGAAGCAGGTAGTCGTGACGGACATGAAGACGGTCTCGGTCGACAAGATCGTCGAGGTTCCGGTGGTCGGGAAGCGGCAGGCCCGCGCGATCGCGAAGGCCGCGGAGAAGGCTCTGTCGGCCGTCGAAGCGATCACGAAGTTCTCCGGGATGATCAACGTCGATCGATGGATCGGAGATCTCAAGGCCGTGGCGGCGAAGCTCGACACGTCGAAGCTGACCCAGAAGGCGCCGCCGCCTCCGGCGCCGATTCAGAAGAAGGCTCCAGTGACGAAGCCGGTTCAGTACAAGGACGCTTTCGCCTTCAACACGCCGACCTCGAGCGACATGGTCATCGACAAGCCGGTCAAGGCGGTCCTGGGGGTCCTGGTGGACTACCCGGACGGCTGCGACATCGTCAAGCTGGCGCTGCTGTCGGGCTACCGGATCTCCGGTGGCTTCCGGAACACGCTCGCGACCGCCAGGACGGCGGGATACATGGAAGGGCTGAACACGGGGATCATGAAGCTGACGGACGCCGGTCGCGCGGTCGCGCCGGTCTCGGAGCGCCTCACGGGTCAGGAGTTCGTCGACTACTGGCTCAACCACAAGTCCTTCGGGACCGGCGAGCAGCGGACCCTCAAGGCGCTGATCGAGATCGAGAAGCCGGGCGGAAACGGGCTGACGATCAACGAGCTCGCCACGGCATCCGGCTACGAAGTCTCCGGCGGCTTCCGGAACATCCTCTCGACGCTCCGGACCGCGGGTGTCCTGGTCGGCAAGAACACGGAGCGGATGCGCCCGTCCGACGAGATCCTGGATGCTCTTTCGGTGGGGGTGTAGAGATGCCGAAGAAACCGATGCCCGAGACGTACTGCTTCTCCTGCGAAAGCAGGATCCTGTCCGAGGGCGACAACTTCGGACCGGTCTGCAAGAACTGCTACAAGAAGACGAAGCGCCGAGATCTGCTGATGTCCGCGGCGATCGCCAGGACCGTCGTCGCGGTGGTCCCGACCGTCTGCCCTCACGAGGACCAGAAGCACGGCAAGTGCAAGTTCGGGATGTCGACCGCCTGCTACTTCAACGTGCTCGTGCTCAACAGGAACCTGGAGCCCGTCGAGATCACGGGGCCGTACACCGCGAAGGCGGCCGAGAGGCGCGCGAAGTCCTTGAGGAGGAAGAAGCGATGAACTGGCCTCCTCGCCCCAACTACCACACCTTCGACAAGACCGGGAAGCCGGACGAGCCGTGGCTCACCAGGGACGCGATCATTTTCCTTGATCAGAAGCTCAACGGCGGACAGCGGATCCTGGAGTATGGATGCGGCGCCTCGACGATCTGGTTCGCGAAGCGCGCCTTGATGGTCGACTCGATCGAGCACGACCATGGGTGGTTCGGTCAGGTCTCTACCGCCATCCGGGAGGGGAATATCACGAATGCCCGCCTCCACCACGTCTCGTGCGCCGACGACTACCAGCACTACGTCCAGATGGGCAGGACCCTGGGCCTGAAGAACCGCGGCTTCGACGTCGTCATCGTCGACGGGCGGCGCCGGGTCAAGTGCGTCAAGGCGATCGCCGAGTTCGTGGCGCCGGACGGCATGATCGTCCTGGACAACGCCGAACGCATGATCTACGAGCCAGCTCACAAGTTCCTGTCGGACTGGTTCGTGAAGCGGACCAGCAACGGCATCTGGAGGACGGACATCTTCCGTAGATAGGTGCCGAAAGAAGTCCTGATGTACAGCGGGTGGATCGGAGCAAAGGAGACCGATGCAGGCGCGCTCCAGGAGATGGGCGTCGAGATCTACTCGCGCTGGAATCAAGTGGCGGCCACGTTCGACTTCTGCAAGATGACGGCCGAGGTGTACGAGGTCTTCAGGAAAAAGTGGACCGGATACCGGGTGTGGGGCGTGGTCGCGAAGCGCGAGACCGTCTACACGACCGAAGAGCTCCACGGGGATGAGGACGTTCCGTTCTGACAGTTATGCTGACCGGCCACCGCGGGGTGGGCTGGTGGTATTTAGTAGGGGCCCGGTTCCGTGCCGGGCCCCGGTTAAAATTGGGCGTGTACACGATGACTTCGAACCCGATCAAGTGGTGGCTGACCTGGGTGATCCACCTGTACTTCCGGTGGACCAGGGGAAACCGGCCGCGGCCCAGGCCGATGAAGGAGCCGCGCTACCCCTGCGGTCACATGAAGCCGGTGGAGCCGACGGAGAGGTGTACGGACATGCACTGCGCGTAATCGTTCTTGGAGTTGAAGAACTGTTGGCACTCTAGTAGAATTCTGTGCAAAGAAGAAGGGAGAGGCGATCATGTACGACGGTTCCTACATTCCTGGGGCCGAGGGCCCCACGCTCCGGATCACGGTCCTGAAGGTCGACAACGGCTACAACCTGGAGCTCGCGTCGAGTCCCAGGCACCCCCAGGCGATCGCTCCGGTGCCGAGTGCGGCCGAAAGCATGGGTCCGGACGAGATCATCGACCGCATGGTTGATGGGATGGGCGCGTTCATCCGGTCGATCAACGACAAGGGCGCCGGAGAGGACTGGAAGGAGGACGGCGACAAGGGCAGGATCCGGGAGGCCGTCAAGATCTTCTTCCCGCAGCTCGCCCAGCAGGCGCAGCGCGTCGCGCACAACCCGCTGGCGAACCTGCCGCGGCACGAGACCCTGGTGTTCGAGTCGAAGCAGTCGCTCATGAAGTTCCTGGAAACGAATCTATAACCCCAACTCTTTTTGAGGAGGAAACATGCAGCACGAGATCACGATGTTGGTCTCGCCGATCCCCGGAATCCGGCTGGTCGAAGGCAAGGACTCCGAGGACGGCTCGATGATCGCGCTCCGCAAGAGCGGTGACGAGATCCTCTTCGCCTCGTGGGAGACGGAGAGCCCGGAAAGCGACCGCGGCCGGGGCATGACCTGGATCCCGGTCGGCGAGTTCTCGCCGGATCCGGAGTCGATCCGGCCGCCGGAGATCCTGGAGGAGACCGGCGAGGAAGAGGCCGAGGAGCAGGCCGACGGCACCAAGGAGAAGCCGGGCAACCCCTTCGGCGGCCAGCGCGGGCTCCGCAAGCGTCCGGGGCTCTAACCATGGGGAAGAAGAACAAAAACCTAGACGAGCCGGAGCAGTACGAAGTCTGGATCCTGTACGCGGCCGACGGCTGGAAGCAGGTCCAGGAGCGCGGCGATCCCGTCATCCAGAGCCGCAACCGGGCGTTGCTGCTCGCGGAGTCGAAGTCCCACGGAGCAGGGGTCGTCGAGACCATGGTGATTTCCAGGAAGCCGGTCGCCAGCTTCAACGGCGAGGCGATCGCGCTCAAGCACAAGGTCAACGCCGTTGAGAAGAAGAAGCAGGAGGAGAAGGCAGATGAAGTACACGGCGATCGTAAGGCAGAAGGTGGTGTCGCGGACCCCGGCGCTCAACACGTCGGCGAAGCCGCTCCTGGTGGATCCGTCGGGGAAGGAACTACCCAAGGATGACCTGGGCGCCTACATCGGCACCGGCACCCAGAAGATCGAGGAGATCTCGACCGAGACCACGGTCGACCCGGTGACCGACGAGAACGGCAACCCGCTCGAGGCCGGGTCGCCGGAGGCGCTGCTCCGCTCGGTCAAAGCCCACTTCGACGAGTACGAGAACATCGAGGTGCTGTCGGTGAAGGTCCAGGAGACGAAGACCATCCGAGAGATCTCCGGCGCCGACCTCGCCAAGCTCTGAACCCCTCATTCCAGGCCTGGAGCTCCGGGGAAGCAAAGACCCTGGAGCTCCGGGAACTTGGAGGCGGGACAAGATCTGTTTCCCTGGCGCCTCGTACCAGCCCGGTCGGGGCGCCGGAACCCCTCCCATAGCCGGGGGGACCGAGGGCTGTACCCCTCGGACCCCTCCGGCGCCCGTCAGACCCCAGGTCTGGAGGGGTAAAAGGGCCATCCGCGGGGTTCTGCTCCCCAGGGAGGCCCCAGGCGCCGGGGGATCCTCCCCTGGGGCGGGAGTCGGCCGCCGGGCGGCCCCCAGGGCCATCCCAGGTCCGGATATCCTCCCGTACTAGGCACTCTTCTGTTATTTTATGCCAAATGTGGTTGACAACGGTACTGTTGGTATGCTATATTCTGATCATGAAGAAGGAGAAACCCCCTATGAAGCCGGTCACCAAGGTCAACCGGGAGGCGTGGCTGCGGGCCGCCTACGCCCTGATCCGGAAGGAACTGCTCCCCCAGGCGCCCGCGACCGTGGCGATCTCCTGGAGCTTCCCCTCGAAGGGCGGCACGAAGTCCAGCCGCCGGACGATCGGGGAGTGCCACTACAAGGGCGGGTCGGCCGTCAAGGTCGAGGGCGACCGCGTCATCCTGATCTCGCCCACGCTCCGCGAGCCGTTCGACCTCGTCGAGGTGCTGGTCCACGAGATGGTCCACGCGGCCCTCCCGATGGGGTGCGGACACCGGGCGAAGTTCTCCCAGCTCGCGAAGCGCGTCGGCCTGGAGAAGCCCTGGACCGCGACCACCGCGGGCGAAGAGCTCAAGAAGAAGATCACGGGCTGGCTCAAGCGGCTCCCGAAGTGGCCCGGCGGCCACCTCGTCATCCTGCACACGCAGAAGAACCGGCAGCTCAAGGCGGTCTGCGAGTGCGAGACCCCCAGGATCATCCGCGGATCCGCGAAGCTCTTCGAGCAGGGCCCGATCTCCTGCGGCCTCTGCGAGGCAGACTTCGAGCTGGCGAAGTGAACGTGTATACGACGACTTCGAGGAAGGAGGATACGATGATGGCGACCGAACCCGACGCGCGCCCCGCCCCGACCGTGAAGCTCTTCAACGGGCGCTACACGATCGAGTCCAAGCAGACCGGCGAGCACCGGACCTTCTGGGTCCGGACCCAGCCCCAGGACGCAGAGTTCGCCCCCGGCAAGCGGGTGGTCTACCTGCTCACCGGCTCCCAGAACGACGATCCGTCCTGCTACACCGGCTTCGCCTTCGTCGACAACGGCGGGATCCGCGTCTGGGCGTCGAAGGCCATGCCCGGCGCCCGACCCGGCTCCGACGGCCACCGCTGGATCCAGTTCGCCGACCTGCTCTGGTCGCTCGCCCTGGACGGCGCCTTCTCGCCCTGGTCCGACAAGGGGTTCACGATCCTCATGGAGGGCGCCTGCTGCCGGTGCAACCGGCCGCTCACGACGCCCGCGTCGATCCGCAACGGCATCGGTCCCATCTGCGCGGAGCTGTCCGAGGGAGGGTTCTAAGATGAAGAAGGCGTGCAAGTACTGTGGCTTCGAGGCCTCCAGGCAGGCCGATGAGGACTGCCCGGCGATCGCGTTCAAGTACGTCCCGCTGTATCGGCCGCCCAGCTTCGCGACCGTCCCGGCGGACTGGACGCTGGTCGAGCGTCCGCGCCAGCACTGCGGCTTCGACCGCCGGACCGACCTGCCGCTCTCGGAGTACCCGTTCGGTGTGATCGGATATCCGCAGAAGTTGTCGGACGACGCCGTCAAGACCTTCCAACTGAAACCCCTGTAGAAGGAGGAACCATGTTCTGCGCTACCTGCCTCGCGCTTCCTGGTCACCAGAGCTACGCGGCCGAGGTGATCGCCGACGACTCCGGCAAGTGGGTCTCGAACGGCCTGCGCTTCGCCACCGCGGCGGAGGCCAAGGCCTACGTCATGGATCTCTACTCCAGGTGGACCGCCGTCCGCAAGTACCGCGTCGTTCCGTCCCTCGATCCCGTGAGCAAGTAGGAGGAAGCCATGGCCTTTCCGCCAGTCGTCCGTCGCGCGATCGCCGATCGCCAGCCCCCGCGACTCCGCGGCATGAAGACGGGATCCGCGACCACCACGATCGTCGTCCGGCTGGTCGTCGACCCCGCGCGGATCCGCAACCTGGGCGGCCGGGAGCGGCAGATCAACCTGACCGCCAAGGAGCAGACCTGCCTCCAGCCGTTCCAGACGACGCTCTTCGGCAACAAGGACGCGCGCCGGATCGCGAAGCTGATCATCAACCGGCGCCGCGCGTGGCTGCTGTCCGTCACGAGCACCGGGATCCTGGTCTTCACGTTCACGAAGGTAGGGTAACCGGATGAGCGAGACGAAGATCAAATGGAACCCGCGCTATGTGGCCTTCGCGAAGGCCAACGGAAGGACCGCTGAAGAGCAGAGCGCCGTCGACGCGGCCGGTACGCACACCCTCGAGTTCCAGCTCTGGATCGGAAGGAAGTGGCAGAAGTTCGCCGAGGCTCACGGGTGCAAGGTCTCCTACTGGCTTCGGATCTGGGATCAGGATGAATTCGACAAGTGGCTTTTTGCTGAAGGGAGGTCGCTGTGAGATCGAAGGACGTCGACCCCGTGAAGTGCCCGGTCCTCTACGCCAAGCTTCTCCACCAGGAGGAGCGCGCGCAGGAGGAGTGGGATCGCGTCGCCAAGCTCAAGAAGGAGGGCAAGGACGGGTCCGCGAAGCGTCTGGTCAAGAAGATCCTGGGAGTCAAGAAGGGGCCGCCGATGTCCGACGAGACGAAGGAGACGCTGCGGAAGCACAACGAGGAGCACGCCGAGGAGATCAAGGAGCGCAAGCAGCAGGAGCGGGAGATCCGGCAGCGCACGATCGCGTTGCTCACGACCGGCAAGACGAACAGGAGGAAATGACCGTGCCCAACTGCTTCACCTGTCGCAAGGCCTGCAAGATGTCCACGTCCAGGTTCCACGTCTGCGACGAATGCGTCGCCCACCTCCAGGCCAAGGAGAACGACGCCTTCCCCTGGACGGAGTTCCGTCCGGCAACGCTCCACCCGGACCTCTCGAGCGAGGGGTTCAGCGAGTGCTACAAGAACTCCCGCTATACGGTCCTCTGGCGGAACGTCCGGAGCGAGGTCGGCGAGCTCGTCCACCTGTCGATCAAGCGCAACGACAAGAACGTCATCCACGACTGGCGGGACCTCCAGCGCATCAAGAACGAGATCCTGGGACCGGAGCACGAGGCGATGGAGCTCTACCCGGCCGAGAGCCGCCTCGTCGACACCGCGAACCAGTATCACCTCTGGTGTTTCATTGGGCAGCGGGCGCCGTTCGGTTACGACGCAGAGCGCATCGTCATGGAGGACGCTGGGCCGGTCGGCGGGAAGCAGCGTCCGTTCGAGAAGAAGCCGGTCGACCTCACGACCGAGGAGCAGTGGCAGGAGAAGTACAAGGCTCACCAGGAGAAGAAGGTCTCGGCCGCTGGCTACGCGCAGCAGATCAAGGCGATCCTGGACCAAGCTGTCGAGGGCGGATGCCAGAATCCGTCCAGGTACACCGACGAGCGGAACTGCGAGATGGCTCGTCGAGACAACCCCGGATCCTGGTGCGGCCCGTGCATGGCGAAGCTCATCCGGAAGCTCGGCGACGAGGCGGCTGCTTTGAAATAGAAAGAGAAGATATGAAGAAGAAGGAATACAGGGAGACCTGCGTCTGCTGCAAGAAGCCGCTTCGGCTGGATACGAGGCGGATGACCGTCGAGAAGGGCACCGTCCCGCTGGTCTACAAGAACGATCGCGACTGGGCCGCCTGGAACGGTCGGAAGGTCTTCAAGATCACGGGCCGCCGGGAAGCCTACGGAAGCGATGAGCTCCGCGAGAAGTTCGAGCTCGTCGACTGCTGGATGGGAGAGTACCAGGGGTACGGATCGTCGGCGGACAGGATCCCGCCGCTCTTCTGCACGCTGCGGTGCTCACTCTCCTTCGCCCAGAAGGCGTACCGCGAGGGGTTCGAGGTGTCCCGATGAGCGAGCTGACGCCGAAGCGCGAGGTCGAGTCCGAACGGATCCCTGGGGACGGTCGGCCGATGATCCAAATCGGTCAGTGGTACTGGGCGATCGGCGAGAAGGGGAAGATGGACTGGTTCGTCTGCGTCGTCGAGATCGGGTCGAACTACATCCGGGTCGAGTCTCCGGACGGCGGTTACGAGAGGATCCACGAGAACGACTTCGAGAAGCAGGCGAAGCTTGAAGCTGACCCGGAAGCTGTGATCCGCGGAAGGACCGACTTCTACAAGGAAACCGTCCGGGCGAAGCTTGGACAGATCAAGGAGCTCACGGCCAAGCTCGGGATCCAGCCTCGCGACTCATCGGCTGCGCCGAAGAGCGAGAGTAGGGAACTGTCGACCTTCAACGCCATGCCGGACCTGAAGAAGTACAAGAAGGAGCTGATCCAGGCGAAGGAGAAGACGCTGCCGAAGCTGTTCGAGGAGGTTGCGAAAGCGCACGAGAGGCTCACCGTCTGGATGTCCGCAAAGGTTCTTCCGATGAAGGCAATGTGCAGCGGTCTCGAGGAAGCGATCGAGAAGATCAACGACCGCGTCTTCAACGTCTCGCTCTACGCCGGACTGACCGAAGAGGTCGAGCAGATCTCCAAGGGGAAGCCCGCCGACACGGCAGAGAAGCTCAAGCTCTTCCAGCGCATGTGCTTCATGGACGAGGAGTGCCTCGTCAACTACCGGCACGGCGGGATGGAGTTCAACGACATCGAAGACTTCGACAAGTGGATCTCGGAGTTGGAGAACCGAGACAGGATCCTGCCCTGGCCCAGGTGCATGGTCGCCTTCCGGGTCCGCCGGAACACGAAGAACCGTCATTACGACGGAACGCTCTCGTGCGCCATGATCAACTTCAACCTGGAGCAGGCCGACAAGACGACCTTCATGTACATCCGGAACGGCGACCAGCTCTACCGGATGACCTGCGACTTCGAGTTCGACGACCACGTCTTCCCGAGTCCGAGTCAGGTCGACTTCACCGAACCGATGATGGCGAAGGAGCGTTGCGACAGCGTGGAGGATCTCATCACGAAGCGTCACTGGGAAGATCTCTGCCGGAAGTGGAACGAGAAGAAGAGGCTGCACGACGCCTGGGAGAAGGAAAACGAGGGACACCATCCGTCGAAGAGCAACCCCCACTGGATCTCCAGCTTCGACGATCCGACGAGAGACTACCAGCCGTTCAACAAGTCGAGCGTGTACTACGACGACATGGAGAAGAAGGTCGAGACCCAGCTCAAGTACTACAACCGGATCGCCCTGATCGTCCAGGGGCTCTTCGATCGCTCCGAGGTTCTGCATCCGCACAAGCCTGCCCGGCTCTGGTCTCCCGGCGGCATGGAGGAAGTCGTCGAGCTCGTCTACGACGGCGCCGGATCGATCCATTACCAGGATCCCCCAGACTTCGAAGAGTACCGGAAGAAGGTGAACCTGACGATGGGCAATGGATCGATGACGATCGGCCAGCAGGAAGCCTTCGAGATCCGGGAAGCGAAGAAGTACAACGAAAGGTACGGCTGGAGGAGCAGCAACTACCATCCGGAGAGGTACACTCCTTCGGGTAACGACGGGCCTGGATTCGTTGCGGAGATCGTCGAGTGGACCAAGACGAGGAAGGCAACCTTCCGGTGGACCCGCGAGCGGCAGACGAGCGACTACTACAGCGGCAAGAGATACGGCGATCCGATCCCGACCTCGATGCAGGTTGACGGAGATCTCCTCTTCAACGTGAACGGCTACACGCCTGGAGACTTCAAGCAGTTCTACCAGGACCCTCGATCGAGGGCGAAGTACCTCCAGTGGGCTCCTCTGCTGCTGTCGGCCGAGGAATGGCACGCCGGGAACATCAACAAGGAGACCGGGAAGTTCACGTTCAAGAAAAGGCCAAAGAAGGGCTAAAGTAAGCCCCTGTTTTGCTCCGGTAACCAGGGGTAATTGAGGGTTTTTTGGTGTTGAAAAACGGTGGAGAGACGGTGAAATGACGAAGCGCGAGAAGACCCGCTTCTGGTCGAAGGTCCGGGTCGAATCCACGGCGCCGCCCGGCTTCAAGACCGGCTGCTGGGTCTGGACAGCCTCGGTCCGCACCTGGAAGGCGGAGCCCTGGGACGGCGGCTTCGGCGCCTTCTGGATGCGCGGGCTCGTTCACCGGGCCCACAAGATCGCCTACCGGATCCTGTTCGGCACGGTCCCCCGCGGGAAGGTGCTGCTGCACGGCTGTGACAACCGGCGCTGCGTCAACGTCCTGGAGCACATTCGCCCTGGGACCCAGGCGCAGAATGTGAAGGATATGCTGTCGAAGGGAAGATCGATTCACCAGAAGCGAAACGGTACAATTGGAGAACTCCATGCAGAAGAGAAAAAAGGAATGGCATCGGACCGGCCTGTCCAGATCGATCCTGCTCACCTTGGAGCGCGGTCCGGCGACGATCGAGGCGGTCCTGGAGCGCCTGGGGCCGCGGGACAAGACGATCACGCCGGGAGCGGCCTGGGTGGTCCTGGAGCGCGCGATCCGGAACGGCCTCGTCCGGTCGAACCGGCGTGAGGAGCCGAAGCCGTACCTCTACTCGCTGACCGACGGCGGCGTTCGCCGGGTCGCGTGGATCAAGGCGAAGCTGAAGATGAAGCTGAGGCCCGTACTTCGGGTTGCGGCGAATCCAGGGAAAGGTGAGGAGGAATAGATGGCTCGTGCGATCAAGCTTCACGAGGAGAAAAATCCAGCGGTCAAGCGGATCGCCGACATGCTCGTCAATGCGTTCAACGAGATCGGCGAGAAGATCCGGAAGGAACTCAGGGACGCCTACCGGCACTACGCGGCCGAAGCGTTCCTCTCCTTCATGAAGGCGATCAAGACCAGGACCGGCGAGCTCAAGAGGGATCACCGGACCAGACGCGAGGAGTACTCTGGATGGCATCGCTACGCGGAGCTCGATCGAGAGAAGGCGCCGCCCAACATCAGGACCTTCAGCATCAGGACCTGGGAGGACTACAAGTCCGTTGCTCACCTGTTCACGCGCACCTACAAGTACGCCGACCAGGATGCCGATGAAGCGTACGAGCGGGCGCGCGACTCGTTTGTCCACAAGAATCTCGACAAGATCAGGAACGTTCTCGGGAGCCGCTCAGATCTCAAGAGCGCCGTGATCAAGTTCGACTGGAGGGGAGGCTACTTCAGGGGGAACATGCAGGTCTACCTGGAGGGCGCCTACTTCCGCGGCGACGTCGACATCAAGTACGTCATCCGCACGATCCCGCGAGTCACGCCGTACTTCCAGTACCCGCTTCTGTTCGTCGAGGCCGAGGTAAGCGGAAAGCACTATAACGGTCCGAGTGAGGACGAGTTGCGCGTTCTCCTGGGAGCAACGAAGAGCGCCGCGGAGGAGAAGCGGGAAGCCGCTGTCGAAGCGGGGGTCTGTCCGATGAGCGGGCAGTACGTTCCGCAGGCGCTGCTCAAAGGCCTCTACAACAGGATGTCCGTCTACGTTACATGCCCATCATGCAAGGCGGTCTCGAGCGTGAACAAGCAGAGCTGGAAGTTCCGGAGCCACAAGACGCCGGGCGCCGAACGTGCCGGAGCGGCGCAGAAGCTCGAGACCGCGGGCTACTGCGCGATGAGCCGCGAGAAGGTCTCGGCCGACACGATCGCGAAGATCGGGCCGGTCGGCGGATACTCGGATCCGAAAATCGCCTGCGAGAAGTGCGGACAGATGACCCGCCTGGACGCCAGGAAGGACTGGGACTTCAAGGATCTCCCGGAGGGCGCGCACGCGACCAGGGCCTTCGTGACGGAAGCAAGGTACTACAAGCACAAGCTGGCGCCAAAGGCGAACCCCAGGAGGATGTCGAGGGCGAGGCGGTAGCTACGGCGTCGGAACTATGAAGTGGACGAACCCCTCGTAGTACTTCCCGTCTGTCCGGTGGAAGAAGAAGCGGTTGCTCCACATGATCGCGTCCGGAGGGGTCGCGTACGGCAGGAAGGGGACGTTGGCGACGTGCTCCCCGTCCTTCGAATAAAGGTCGACCCTGATCATTAGACCCTCCGGATCCCGTCCCTGTTGACGATCATCGCATCGTAGATGGAGACCCGGCCTAGATGATCGGCCGAGAGCTCGCCGATGACCATGGACCTCCCGGTCCTGCGGTTCTCGGTGAGCGCGCGGTCGATCGCCGAACTCTTGTACCGGACCTGGGCAATATACTTGGTGCCGTCGCCCGTGTACACGATCCATTTGTTCTTCGGGATCTTCCCGGCCTTGGTGATGAACGTGATCTGCATGGCTTCTCCTCTACAGCGGCCCGCCGCCGGATCCTGCGATCTTCCCCATGGCCCCCTGGGGCAGCTTCCACTGACCGGCAGGGACGAGCGCCAGGGGCTCCGGAAACTCTTCGCTCATGGCGAGCGCGAGATTCTCCGGATCGTTCGGCACGAAGCTCTTCCCGCGGTTGGCCTGGAAGGCAATGTCGCCACCGGCCTGGACCGTGTAGCCGAACTGGTGCTCGTAGCCCAGGATCGCCTTGAACTGCTTCGGATCGACGGCCTTGACGCTGGCCCACTGGTTCGGGGATCCGAAGATGCAGGGGAAGCAGCTCACGCGGCCCCAGCCCAGGTAGTAGGCCGGATGCGGTCGGATTCTGAACCGCTTGATGATCCCCCAGACGTCCGGCTCCATCCAGTCCAGGATCGAGCGCCAGTGGTCAACGCGGCGCTTCTTCGAAGTCGACCGGTGCTCGAGGATCTCCGCGTATCCGGCCCGGTTCGAGCTCTCCTCGCGCCGTTCGCCGGTCACGAAGAGGAACTTGCCGGACTTGAAGCGTTCCGTGTTGTTGAGCGCGAGGTTTGCGACGTCGATCTTGAGGAGGCTGGAGCACCAGCGGGTCATCAGGTTGGCGACGGGGTTCGGGAACTTCAGGCGAGTCCCGACCGTGCCGCCGCCTCCGGCCTTCCCGACGGCGCCGTGCTCGAGGCCGCCCGGTTCGAGCTCGAAGCCGACCGGCAGCGTGGTCCGGTTCACCTTCGTGATCTCGCCTTCGAAGCCTTCCTCACGCCACTGGAAGTAGATCGGGACGCCAAGAGCCTTGGCGATCGCCTTGCAGTAGCTCTCCGTGCAGGGCCAGTCGAAGAACCGGCCGTCGACGCCGGGTCTGCCGTCGACCGACTGGTGCCAGAGCTCGATCTTGTCCCTGGGGGCGCCTCTCTCGATCAGGTCGAGCAGGCAGGCCATGGAGTCCTTGCCGCCGGAGAAGCTGACGACGATCGCGTCGTACTCGTCGAACGGCAGGAGCTCGCTCGTGTTCTCCTTGCGCTCGACCTTCCCTTCGCCCAGGAGGCGGGTCTTGACAGGCGCCTTGAGGCCCGCCCACCACTCCTGCCAGAGCGCCCAGGTCTCGTGGTCGCTCCACTCACGCAGGAGATCCTCGACGTCGAGTCGGCCGCGGGCGTGCTTCAGCTTGAACTTCGCGATCTCCCTGGCCTCCGGCGGGAACTTCGCGAGCGCCTTGAAGGCGGGCCCGCCGTCCGGATCGTCGAAGCGGACGACGATCTCCGTCTCGCCTGGGGGATTCGACTCCACCAGACTCAGCGTGCCGCCTTCGATCCTGCGCTCGTAGAGAATGCGGGACATGGTCTAGCCCTCGGTCGTTCTGAATTTCTGGACGAACTTCTTGACGATCGCGGCCTCGCGCGAGGAGATCGCGCCGTCCTGGCCTTCGTTGAACATGTCGAGCTCGTGGAGCGCCTGATAGACGAGGTCGGAGACGGTCTTGTGCCCCAGGGGGTCGAGACCTCCGACGATGCACCTGGGGAACGCCTTCATGGCGATCTCGAACGGGGTCGGCATCAATCTCCCCAGAAAGACGGTTCCGGCTCGAACCGTCCCTCGTCGGTCGTGTCGTCGATCCAGGACGCCGCGGTCTCGACCCAAGCGGCGATCTCGTCGTCCGTCAGGCCGTACTTGCGTCCGGCTTCGACCCAGTCCTGCTCCGAGTAGTCCAGGAGCCCGCCGTCGGCCGAGAGCACCTTCAGGAACTCGTACAGCTTCGCCTGGGGAGGGTTCGATCGAGCGCCCCCCATGAAGCGGTCGAGCTCCAGCAGCAGTTCGTTCTTCATCAGTGGCTCCTGTAGGACACGGACATGTCGGTGTGGACCCAGCAGACCCGGCAGTCCTTCTCGCCCTTGGGCCCGCCCGCGCCCGCACAGGTGTGGCCGTCGTGCTGGTACGCCGGGCAGATCCACTGGGCGATCCCTTCCTTGACCGGATCCGTCTCGATGTGGTGGGCCGAGGACCCCTCGTCGAAGCCGTCGATGCCCGGCGCCGCGTCCTCGAAGTGGAGGGCCGACGGCCGGATCGACATGTTTTCGGGCGCGGGATTCGACCGGACCATCTCGTTGAACTTCGGGAAGGTCCACATGCGGGTCGGCGCCCAGAAGTTGACGTCCGGCATCTCCCTGGCGACCATCGACCAGAGCAGGTAGGTGTTGGGGGACAGCGTAAAATCACCGCTGTCGTGGATCCGGAAGAAGTTCGGGTTCTCTCCGGCGCGCTGCCGGTTCTTCACGTTGCCCTGGTGGAACTTGAGGGCTTCCGTCATCTTCTCGACGGCGCCCTCCAGGCCCAGGTGCTGGACCATGCCGGAGATCCAGATCCAGCGTGCGGTCTGGGAGTACTGGGAGGTCCGGTGCATGTAGTTGGACTTCCCGGCGTAGCAGTACTGGCAGATCCAGTCCGGCTTCGAGACGGGGCGCTGCTCGACCTCGCCCTGGCGGAGCGCCACGTTGTAGGCGCCCGCGCTCTTGAAGAGCTCCGCGGAGGCGCAGGCGCCGCCGACGGACGGGGGACCGGCGGGGATCGACCATGAGGCGGCCGACATCTTCGAGGTCTTGGTGAAGAGCGACGGCGCCGTCAGGACGAACTCGTCCATGTGCGAGTGGTGGATCTTGACCTCGCCGCCCTTCTTCCTGATGACCCGCGGCATCTTCGTCTTGGGGTCGATGTCCGCCTCGGTCATGTACTGGAAGCGGAGATCCGGCGACAGCCGCAGCACGGGATCCTTCCCGGCCTTCATCTCGACGTCGATCGTGTGGCCCTGGAGCATCAGGTAGGCTTCGTTCCGGTTGATGACGGTCCGGGCCAGGAACGGCGACGGGTTCTCGAATCCGACGAAGCGGACTCCGTCCCCGTCCAACTCCGTGATCAGCTCGCTCTGCTCCATGAGATCTCCTATCGCCGAAGTTCCTGGATGGTCCTCTTATTGTACCGAAGGCCTTCGAATCCGAGAACTTCTCTGGCGATCCGGTCGGCCTCGTCCTGGACGGCCTTCGGGGTTCTGGCTGTGGTGATCGCCCTGCTGTGCTCCGGGTACCGGAGCCGCTTCCCGACGATGTGCCCAAGCTCGTGCGCCGACAGCCCCAGGATCTCCTCGTCGGTGAGGTCCGTCTCCGAGGCCTTCGCGAAACAGACCGTGTACACGCGATGATCGGTATGGGCGAACTGCCGCCACTTCTTGCCGTGGTGACGATCGGCCAGCGGGCAGAAGGCGAACTTCACCGACCGCATCCAGGGGAAACGGAGAGCGGCGTGGTTGAGCGCGATCCGGAAGAGAGTCTCAACGCGGGTCACGTTCATCCCTCCGTCGTCGGCCGCTGACGGACCGGAATCGGATCCGTTTCGCGCTGGACTCGAGTGGCGATCGACTTCATCGACGCCGCGACCTCGCGGCTCTGGTTGAGTCCGAAGTAGCCCATCTTGTAGGCGATCTCGAGGCGCTTGAGCGACACGAGGCCGACCGGGATCCCGTAGCCCACGCCGAAGGCGATGACGGCGACGTTCATCGTCAGCATCGTGAAGACCGCGACCGCGGCCGGGGCGACGCCTCTGAGCAGGCAGATGGTGATTGTGACGAGCGCCACGAAGACGATCGTCGCGGACGAGAATCCGCAGATCGCGAAGATCTTGCGGACCTCCCTGGCGTGCTCATCAGGGGTCGGGATGTCCTCGAAGGCGGTCGGGATCATGTGGGGTCTGTTGAGCTCGTCCACGTCTATACCCGCGTCGACCGCTGGTCCTGGTAGACCTCGTACTGGTCCTCGAAGCCGGGCTCCATGAGCGGAGTCGCCCGGCCGGGAGGCTGGAACGGGTTCTCCCTGGTCTTGAGCGGCATGGAGAGCTCGATCTTGACGTTCGGGTCGAAGAAGACGATCCGCAGATAATTGTCCGGGACGACCTTCTGAACCGCGCGGACCTCGACGACGTTGCCGGTCTCCTTGTTCCTCCAGACCCTGGCGATCCGGATCAGCTTGTCGTGCGTCAGGCCCGGTCGGTTCTTGATGATGATGTACGGCGCGTCACCCATCTCAATCCTCCTTCTTCTTAGGCGCTTCAGTCACGCCACCTTCAACGGGAAACTCCAGGTATCCGCTGGATCCAGGGAAGCCGTACGGCGGATCGTGCCGCACCATAGGCATCGTCTTCATGATGACGGTCCGGCACATGAAGCAGTAGTGGAGCCCCATGTAGTCCGTCGTCGCGACCGCCGCGCACCGGTAGCACGGAAACGGTCCACTGCTGTTCCTGAATAGGAAGCGGCCGAAAATCATTACGAGGACCGTCGCGATGAGGAGCGTGACTCCGATCGTAATGACGATGCTCACGCGCGCTTCCTTCCGCCCAGGTGCTTCCGGAACATGATCGCGATCCGGCGGGTGTTCATGAGGCCCATACCGAAGCCGATCAGACTCGTGACCCAGAGCCAGGGCGTGATCGCCTCGCGGACGGCCTTGACGGATTCCAGGTCACCGTACGCGCGCATCTGGGCGAGAACGTCGGGGGTGGCGCCTTCACCGACGCCTGCGACGTAGAGCGGGGCGCCCCAGGCCTGCGACTGGAGGATCTGCCCCTGGGACTCCATCGGCACCCGGCCGGGCGGGCAGGCCCAGTAGACGGCGACCGACGGGAAGCCTTTGGTCTTCTGGATCTCCATGACGTTCCAGCCGCGACTGCGGTAGTCGTCGAGCTGCCGGTAGAGGCGCGTCTCGTCCCCAGGGACCTCCTGGATCCGGACGCACTGCTCTCCGGCCATGACCGGCCGAGGCTTGATCGTCGGGTCGAGGTCCCGACGGAGACTCCGCATCTGGATCCGGCCCAGGCCGTTTTCACGACAGGATCCGCAGCAGTCGTCCCCGTTGCAGCCCATGCCGCCACGCTGGGCGACGCGCTGGGCGGCCCTCCGGACAAGCTGACCGGCGACCGACGGGTGGACGCCGCGGTAGACCAGCGCGCGCTGGGCTTCGAGCTGGGCCCGGTACTGTTCTGCGGTCAGAGACATCTAGTTCTCCTTGACCTCTTCGTCGAGGGTTGAGGTCTCGTCGTCGTCATCCTCTTCCTCGTCCTCTTCGTCCTCGGACTCCTCTTCCTCTTCTTCGTCCTCGCCCTCTTCTTCGTCCTCGTCCTCCTCGCCGCCCTTCTCCCATTCCTCCACGAAGTCGCCCCAGGAGCCGACGAAGAAGGCGCCCTCTTCGGTGTCGTAGCAGATCGTCGTTTCGTAGGTGTCGCCCTGGTTGACGTAGATGAGAATCGTGTCGCGCCAGAAGCGGTCGACCTGATATCCGTCTTCGGCCTTGATCCCTTCGACCCCGTGGCCGTCGAGGATCGCGTTGGCCTTCTCCATCGCGTCGTCCGGATCGTCGTCGTGGGCGTCGGGGCTCGTGGCGTTCTTGAGGATGTTGAAGAGCTCGCTCACTTTACTGGAGTCGAGCTTCGGGAAGGCTTCCTTGATTTCCTTTTCGGACGGGAAGTCCGCTTCGCCGTTTTCTTCCGCTTCGCTCACCCTACCCTCCCACGAGATTCTTGATCCAACCGAACGCAGACAGGAGCGATCCCGCTCCCATGATCGCGTCGCCGGAGAATCCGACGCCCGCATCCTTGACGTACTTCCTGGGCGGCACGATGAAGCCGTTCGCGTCGTTGACGCGGGTGGCTCTGACTGCACGGACGACCGAGGCGGCCCCGGCGGCAATCGCCTTCTGCTTCGGAACGCCGTCCTGCTTGTGGAGGTGCAGGGCGTAGTCCGCCGCGACTTCGATCGCCGTGCTGAGGTTCTTCATCATGTCACCAGCTTCAGCCTCGACTCTTCCACCTCTTCACGCGGATAGGCCGCGACCTCGGTGATCGTATCGGCCCACTGGGAGGCCTTCGAGGTGCCGATGCAGCGGTTCTCGAGGACCCACTTCATGCCGCGCTTGCCCAGATCGTCGCGCTGTTCCCTGGACATCCCGATCATCCGATCGATCGCGGCTTCCCAGCCGTCGTTTTCGACGAGCTCTGCCGGAAATCCTGCCTTGCAGATGACGGGGTACTCTCCGACCGGGGAGAGCAGCATCGGATATCCGGCCGAGGCATACTCCAGGGCCTTGATCGCCGACTTCGACTCGTTGAACGGATTCGCCTCAAGCGGCGCGATCCCGAAGTCTGCGGCGATCGTCGCGATCGCGTCGTGGTACTGGTCGAAGTCGACCGGGTCCTTCAGGTCGATCCAGTTGTAGCAGTCCGCCAGGGCCTCCGGCAGGCGCTCGCCGAAACATGTGAACCGGAGCTTCCCGTTGTACTTCTTGAGCAGGTTCCGGATCGCGGGCGCCACGATCGCGAGGTCTCGCTTGTGGGTCGGGGATCCGGCCCAAAGGATCCGTGTATACGCCGAGTTCGGCGGGTGTCTCCTGGGGGCGACGTTCGCGGTGAGCTGGTTCGGGAGCACCTTGACCCGCTTCGCGCCCATGTTCTCGAGGATGTACTTCCCCAGGGGTTCTGTCGAGACCGTCACGAGGTCGGCGAGCTTGATCATCTCCCGAAGCTCTGCCTGCTTCCCAGCTTCTCCGTAGACGGCCGACGCCTGATTCTCGGCTGGAATCGAGTCGAGACGATCATCGATGTCGAACACGATCTTGACGCCCTGGGTCTTCGCCATCTTGATGATGGCGATCAGGACGGCCGACGTGATGAGCTGAACCCAGAGGATGTCGTAACGCATCACCTTCGAAAGATCGACCGACGAGGTCCAGTGACTGATGACCTTCCCGCCTTCGTACGCGAGGTCCGACGGGATCATCGCTCTGTAGTAGCCGGAGGCCGTCACGCCCGCGGGCACGAAGAGCGCCTTCGGGACGTCGGTCTGATGGAAAAGGTTCTCGAGGTAGGCATCTTCGGCGGCGTGGCGGAGCTCCAGGACGTCCTGGACCGACCGAAGCATCCGGCCGCCCCAGCGGATCCCAAGGATCTTCGAGACCTCATCCGCCGCCGTGTAGGCTTCGACGGACACCTGGGTCATGACCCCTTCGTACTCGATCCGAACGCCCGCGTCGTGCGGAAAGACCTTCCCGCCGCACCAGAGACGTACGGCAACCTCCGGAACCGTCCGGATCATGTCGATGAGCTGGGGTTTAAGATTCATACCGCTCTCTCCTTCTTCTTCCTTCGCCCGGCACTCTACCGGGCGCCTGCATGATTCTACTGACCGGAGGTCAAATTGTCATGCACTACAAAGAGAGCTAGAACCTCACCATGGAGCCGCCGGACTTCCGGCTTCCTTCCTTCCAGAAGCCTCCTCCGGTCTCGGCGATCTTGTCCGCGGCGTACGCGGCGGCCTCCTCCGGAGTGGCGCCCTGGGCGATCTGGCTCCGGGCGATTCCCGCGGCGGCGCCGACGAGCTCCGGCGGGACTTCCGGCGGGCCGTTCTTCTTACCCTTCATGACGGCGGTGGCGACCGCCGCGGCGCCGAGGAGAAACAGCGGATTCATAAAGACCCCTTCCTATTTTAGAGCGCGTACTTTGCCGCGACAGCCGCGGCGATGGCTCCCCCGACCCAGACGTACCAGGGAAGGTCCATCTTCGGGAGGTTCGGCAGTCCGGGCAGCGAGCCCGGCTTCACGAGCTCCTTGATCTGCTTGGCGAGAACGGCCTGGGCTTTGTTCGCGTCGATCAGGTTCACTGTGTCGCGGAGATCGTCCCGGACGGCGATCAGGATCGCGTCGACGGGATCCGTCCGGTTCCACTCGAACGGCGGCAGGCCGCCCTTCAGGTCGACGGCGAACGCGGTCCACTCGTTGTAGAGGTTCTCGATGCCGTTGCGGACCTTGAGCTTGTCGCTGTCGCTCGCCCCCGAGGACGGGAGCTGATTGATGAAGGCCGCGTGCTGCCTCTGGTACTCGGTGCCCTTGGTCTGGACCAGGGCGAGCTTGTTCGCCGCGACCATGTCGTTCGGCAGCGGAGGGCCGTACGTTTCGTCGTCGCCCAGGCCTTTGCCCCAGCCGAGGTGGCGCCCGCGGTTCCAGCGCGAGTGGATCCGCATCGAGGCCATCTTGACGACGTGGCGGGCCCGGCCCGGCGGAATTCCGCGCGCGGCCATCTCCTTCGAGAGCGACGAGACGACGGCCTCCCTGGCGGAACTGGAGATCCCATGCATTCCGGACGGGATGAACGTCGCCTCCTGGACATACATCACCTGGGGCGCGCGGATGACCTTCATCCGACCTGCGATCTGGTTCATCTTCAAAGCAGGCATGGAAAATCCCTTTCTATTTCTTGAAGGCGAAGTATCCGGCGATGGCGAGCGCGAACGCGGCGGCGACGGCCGGGATGACGGGAACTCCGCCGATCTCTGGACCGAAAGCCTCGGTGTAAGGAACCGGCAGGCCGTCCGGACCGATCTTCACCGGAGTCCCGGATGCAGCAGCGTTCGCCGCGGCGAGCTGGACCTGGGCGGCTTTCGCTTGCATCTCGGCGATCTGGATCTGGGCGTTGACCTTCTGCTGCTCGAGGTTGAGAAGCTGCTTCTGGGCGTCGGCGGTGATCTTGGCGCCGTAGATGCTCGAAGCCGCTCCTGCCGCAGCGCCGATCGCGCCGATGATCGCGTCCCACTGCCCCAGGCCGTAGACCTCGCGCTCGTACGCCGGAGCGACCTGCATGTACCCGGCCGCGCGGTTGTGGAACTGGGAGATCCCGGTGTACGGCGCGCGCCGCTTCTCCTGGTCCAGGAACTCCTTCGCGACGGCGCGGAGGTTCGGGAAGAGCGCGGGGCCGCGCCTCCCCAGGCGCGCTGCATCCAGGTCCCTGGTGACGATGCGCGTGATGCCTTCCCGGTTGATCTGCTTCCGGATGAGCGCGGCACGGAGCGGCCGGGCGGCCTCCATGTCGGCGACGAAGGCCGTCGCGAAGGCATGTGCAGCCGCGGGAAGATTGTTTTCCATCGCCTAACCCTTCGAATGCATGGCAAAGAGGATCGCCGCCGGGACGGCGAGGGCAAGCACGAGCCCGCCGGAGGATCCGCTCGAAGCGGTCGTTGTCTGACCAGCCCTGGAGAGCATCGCGTCGACTTCGGACCTCGACATCGCGCGGACCGCATCGGCCTGACCGGCGGGGATCGAGATGACCCCGCCGCCGCCCGTCACGATCTTGAGGCCCAGGGAGCGACCGTTGAGCACGATCTCGACCCGGTCCCCGGCCTTCGAGTTGTTCGCCATGATCGAGGACGCCTCGTCGAGCGTCTGGGCGGTCCCGACCTTCCGGCCTTCGACGTAGACGTCGTACGTCCCGGTCGGGGTCTGGACTCCGGCGGTCGCGGTGTCGGAGTCTCCGGCCTCGTCACGCCACTGCTGCATGACCGGCGAGGAATTGATCGCATCCCGCCACGTCTGCGTCTGGGTCGTCGGAGGATTCCCCTGGGCCTCCGTGGCGGCGTCGGCATTCGACTGCGACGACGGCATGTTGCCGGAGTTGATCCGCTCGACGACCGCGAGGCGCTGCTCGAGGCTCATCGCGTTCCAGGCCGCCTGGGAGATACCTGCGGCGGCAAAGACCCCCTGGTTCTCCGTGAAGAGCTGGTCGAGCTGGCGGTTCAGGTCGGCCGTCTGCGCGCTCACCTCGGCCTGCATCTGGGCGGCTGCTGCGCGGCCTTCCTTCTTCGCGGCTCTCGCTGCCTTCGCCTTCATGGCGAGCATGTAGCCCGCGTTCAGGGCAGCGGCGACCGCCAGGGAGGCGCCTCCGGTGAACGGCGCCAGCACCGCGCCCACGACCGTTAGGATGATCGGGATGTACGGTTTGATCGCCTTCCCGATCTTCTTGATGACCTTCTTCTGCGTCTCGATCACCTTTTTCACGGTCTTCTTGGTGATCTCGACGGACTTCTTCGCGACCTTCACGGTCGCTTTGATGACGGGCTTGACGGTCTTGTCGAAGACCTTCTTGTGGATGTCGACGACCTTCTTGGCGACGCCCTTGATCTTCTTGGCGACCTTCTTGAAGAAGCTTCCGAAGCCGATGTCGGGCATGAGCTCCATGTCGTCGTACTCGTGGTCCCCGAGTCCGGCGTGACGGACGGTGCTGATGGCCCAGACGGCGCGCTGGACCTCTTCGGCGACCTGCCTGATCACTTCCCGCTCCGGATCGCGGGAGGAGAGAACCCTCTTCACGGTGCTCCTGGAGGTCGGCTCGTGAAGCTCGTCGGCAATGATCGCGAGCGAACTCCTCGAGAGGCGCCGCATGGCGGCGATCTCTCGGGGGTTCAGCCCCGATTCCATCGGCACATAAATTCTCATTTGCCCTTCACCGATACCCTATAGCCTTGCCAAGCAAAGCTGGATAGCAGCCCTATCTTCCCAGAATACCATAAAGCGTCGGACCAGAGTGCATTCCCGTACAACAGACCCAGGCCAAAAGCAATCAAAAACGGGATTGCCGGATAGAACCTCCCCACGACGGCATCGAGACCCCACTTCCGCATGTCTCCTTTGATCAAATTCGTCGCTTCCGACACTGCGACAACAGCCGAAGCGTCGACGCCCATGCCAAGCGTTGAAGGGTCAAGAGCTCCAAGGATCTCGTCCATCTTATGAAGGCGGCGCCCCTCCGGCTCTAGGAGTTGTAGGGGTCACCGCAGGCTTGAATTTCGACGTCAGAGCTCCCGCGCCGCGGCGCGCGAGGTAGAGGGCCAGGAGCACCGAGATCGTCGCGCCTGTACTCTTCCCGGTCTGTCCGGCCGTATTCTTGTCGATCTCGCCGGTCGCGATCTTCTTCGCGGTCTGAGTGGTGATGTAGGCGGTAACCTTGCCGAGCTCGATCGGCTCCAGGTGTCCGCTCTTATCGGCGTCGAAGTCTCTCCAGGTCTTCGAGATTTCGATCTGGGTCTCCTGGTCGACAACCTTGAAGGCCGTGAGCTGCTGATCTAGAGCAGCGAACTGCTTCGCCTCCTCCTCGTCGGCCTTCTTCTGGATCTTCTCGACCGCCTGGATGGCGATCACCTTACCCTGCTCCTTCGCCTGCTCGAGAAGGATCTTCCCCTGCTCGAAGGCGTAGAGCTTCGCTTCTTCCAGAATCTCTTTTCGCTGCGCTACGGTGCAGCCGCTAAAGAAACCCCCGAAGGCCAAGAGGATCGCCATCCAGATCAGCTTCTTTCTCACCGTTCACCCCATCCTTACAGGTCTTCGAGAATCCCACCGACGCATACAGGCGGACATCGATCATCGAGCTGAGGATCCCGCCGAGCCCCAGGTCTAATTCTGCACCGAACTTATCCGACCGATCCGCGATGGCGCAGCCCATGGTGGAGACCACCAGGGCTGCGACCAACGCCAATTTTCCCGCCCGCCCCCTGGCTTTCGAATAGGTACTCACCATTCACCGAGTTACAACCGCCCGGTTAAGGACGGGCGGTTACAACGCTCCTTATATGGATTTCTCGCGAGCTTCGTTCAGTCTCCTGGTCGTGACCCTGGACTCGAGATCCTTGATCATGTCGTCCAACTGCGACTTGGCGATCGCCTTCTGCTCCGGGGCGACGGCCGGATCGTTGTAGACCTCGAGAAGCCTCTGGGCCTCCTCAGGAAGCTCCTTCCGCATGATCGCGTTCGACGCGACGCACAACATCTTGACCGTGCTCTTTGATCTCGAGCTCACCGCTTGCCTCCCTTCGACTGCTCCATCTGGAGCCGAACGAGCTTGAGCAGGTCGAGCTGCTCTTCCTCGGACTGAACCCGTCTCTCGTTGCAGGTCTTCAGGTCCGCGTACATCCGGTCCTGGATCTTGTTCCCGCGATACCAGAGAGCGGGGATCGCCACACCACATACCCCAGCCAGAGTGACGATGATGATCCACGCCAGCGCACTGATTCCGCCGGTCGGAGGATCCACCGTCACCGCATCCATCACGAAGGACAGAGAAAGCAGCATCACCCTACCAATCCTTTCCTGTCCCCGGTCGCATAGCTAATTTTACCGTAATGCACGTCTGAATCGTTCAATCTTTAGTAAATAGCTCCCTGGAACTTCAGGAATCCGCTCTGCGAGAATCCCTGGTCGTAGTTGGCGAAGTCGTCGCCGCCGCCGAAGCTTCCACCGTTTCCGCCGCTCGATCCAATGGGGAGCGGCGCTGCCTGTGGAGTCCAGGTCGTCCCGCCATTCGCCGTTGTGAGGATGGTGCCGTTGTCACCGACCGCCCAGGCGATCGAGGTGCTGGCCGCGGCGAGACCGTTGAGGTCGTTCGTCGTTCCGCTGGTCTGCGGAGTCCAGGTGGACCCGCCGTTCGTGGTAGCGAGAATCGTGCCGTTCGTCCCAACGGCCCATCCGACGGTCGCGCTGGCAAAATCGACCTCACGGAGATCGATCTGTGTCGAGACTCCGCTCACCTGGGCCGCCCAAATCGTGCCGTTCCAGAAGAGGATGACCCCGTCGTCTCCGACGGCCCATCCGCTGGTCGCACTCGTAAAGGTCACGCCGTTCAGGTTGACCAGCGTTCCGCTCGTCTGAGCCGCCCAGGTCGTGCCGTTGTAGAAGAGGATCACGCCGCCGTCCCCGACGGCCCAGCCGTGGGTGCCATCCACGAAGTAGACGTCGTTCAGGTCCGTGACGACGCCGCTTGCCTGGAGGGACCACGTTCCGCCGCCGTTCGTGGTGACGCGGATCACGCCGCCGTCCCCGACGGCCCAGCCGTTCGTACTGCTGATGAAGCCGACGGCGTTCAGCCTCGTGGCGACGCCGCTCGTCTGAGCCGTCCAGACCGTTCCGCCGTTCGTCGTGACGAGGATCGTCCCGTCGGCGCCGACCGCCCATCCGTTGTTCGCATCGGCGAAGAAGACGTCCTCGAGCTCCACGACTACCGTGCTCGTCTGCTGCACCCAGGTGACACCGGCATCGGTGGTCTTGAAGATCATGCCGCCATCCCCGACGAACCATCCGACCGTCGTGCTGATGAAGAAGACGGCGTTGAGGTCCGGTCGGATCCCGGTCGTCGCGTAGGAGTTGATCAGGAAGTTGCGGTTGTAGTAGCTCAAGGAGTCTTGGACGAGGATTGGGTTAGGGACGGTCTGCGTGTGTCCATTTGGGTCGGCAAACGTCTCGAGATCCACCACCTGATTGGGGATAGCTCCGGACGAGGTCGGGTTCGCCGGAGGCGCACCGGCCGTGATGTTCACGGTGGCCGTCGGGGTGACGATGATCGTGAGGCCGTTCGTGGGGTTGTCGATCGTGACGGTGAAGCTCTGCGTTCCGGCTCCGCCGTTCAGGATCGTGATCGTGATCGGTTGTGCGCCACCGACGCCGTCGGCCCAGGAGATCGTCCCTGTCTTTGTGGTATAGGCGACACCGGCGATGGCGGTCCCGTCCGTGGTGTGGTAGCTGACCTGAACCGCCCCCTTGAACCCTCCGGCGTTGTCGGCCCGAACGACCTGGAGCGTCACGGTCGTCGTCCCGCCTGGACGCTGGACGGAATACGGAGATCCAACGAAGTAGGCGCTCCCGACCGTCCGCTTGATGATGAGGGCCGGGAACGTGTAACTCGTGGCGTAGAGTCCGCTCGGGAACGGTTCCAGATTCCCGCCGTTGAAGTCGTTTCCGCCCATGTAGACGTAGACGGTCGGGTTCGGAGCGGCGACCACGACGCTGTCGATGTTGAAGTAGAAGAAGTTGTTCGGGAACCCGATGGTGTAGGCAGTCGGAAGCAGGGGAATCGATACGGTCTTCGGAGCGATGTCCCCATCGGTCCAGACCAGCGTTCCGGAGACGGCGGTATAGTCGACGCCCGGATTCGCGCCCAGAGGCGTCGCGGGTCCGGGCGACGTCGAGTACGTCAGCGTGATCTGCCCCGCGGACCCGTACATCCGGAAGAACGTGATGACCATCGAGCCGGTGGTCATGGGCTCGAACCCGTAGGTTGCCTGACTGTCGGGATCGACCAAGTAGCTCGAGTGACTGTTGACGGCAATAAATCCGGCAAAGTTTTTGGCAACGCCGATCTGCGCGATACCGTAGGTCGGGGGATTGGTTATGAAGGACTTTACCTGGATCGGACCAGGACCAGCGAAGAGTCCCATCTACGCCACCCTTATCGCGAGCTTCGCGCCGTTGGAACCGCCGTTGCTCGGGGTCATGAGCGAACTCACGACCTGGAAGATGCCGGTCACTCCGACGTCGATGGGAACCGGAACAAACTGACCCGCCAGCCACGATTTGTCGACCCAGACAAACTGCGGGAAAGTTCCGCAGAACCGTGTGTTCGCGTTTGATCCAAGCGTCGGATAGGTGACTCCGACAGCAGGATAGTATACGGGGCTTCCTGCGGCTGTAAATAAATCGTAGCCCGCAGCGTTAGCGACGAAGTATGGCCCCTGACAGCGCGCGCGAACCGGGAATCCGCCGTCTACGTTTGCGTCGAGGGTCATCCACATGTCGGCCTGAAGATTGAAGGGGTTCTGGGCGACGTTGCGGGAGTGCTTTCCGAATCCGAAGTTCGTGATTTGATTTTCCGGTTCCGGCACCGTAGCAACCCCAACGACACCCATGAAGTCGCCGTTGGGGAGGCCGCCGTTTACGACTTCTGTCCAGAAGTGAAACGGGCCCGCAAAGATGTTCGCCTGGACGGTGCCGGAGATGTCACACTCTCCCTGGAGGATACCGGCACCGGCGGCTGGCGGGACTTGGTAGAAGGAAAGCATATACAGGCGCACGGCTGAAGTACGGGTGAAATTCATCCCGATCACGTTCCCGTTTACCGGATCTGCCGGAGACGTGTAGCTGTTCGAGACGCCTGGATTACTCTCCGTCCAGCGCGAACCGACCGGCAGCGTCACGGTCAGCATCGTCCGAATCGCAGTCAGCCAGCTCGCGACATCCGTGAACGGTGCCGTTATGGACTTCCGGAATTCGGTGCTCCAGTAGGCGGGGACGGTCATATCGCTACGCCACCCTTATAGCAAGCTTCGCACCGTTGGTGTTGTTGGCGGCGGTCATGAGCGAGCTCACCACTTGGAAGACGCCGATCACGCCGAAGTCGACGGGAACAGGAACGAGGTTCCCACCGATCCACGACGGATCGACCCAGACGAACTGTGGGAAGATTCCGCAGAACTTCTGGTTCGTATTGAGACCTTGCGTGGGATAGGTAACGCCGACCGCAGGGAAGTAGATGAAGCTCCCGGCGGCAGTCTTGAACTCATAGCCTGTGGCGTTGGCAACGAAATACGGGCCTTGACATCTGGCACGCACGGGTGCTCCGGCATCCACGTTCGCGTCCTGGGCGTGCCACATGTCTGCCTGAAGGTTGAATGCGGCCTGAACGATGTTGCGAGACATCTTCGAAAAGACGTAGCTCGTAATCTGACCAGGGGGCTCCGGCGTCGTATCTACTCCCACACAGCCACCAAAGTCTCCGCCGGGAATCTCGGTCCAGAAATGCGTTGGACCAGCAAATATATTTGCCTGAACGCTGCCGGAGATGTCGCATTCCCCCTGGAGGACTCCGTAACCGACGCCGTTGACGGTCTGAGTGCAGCTCATGAACATACGCACGGCCGAAGTGCGGGCCAGGGTGAGCACGATGGTGTATCCCGACACCGGGTCTGCCGGTGAGGTGTAGACGTTCGTTGCCCCTTCCGTCCAGCGCGAACCGACCGGAAGAGTCGAGGTGAGCATCGTCCGGATGGCGGTCAGCCAGTCCGCGACGTCCGTGAACGCCGCTGAGACGCTCTTTCTGAATACGGTGTTCCAGTAGCTCGGGGCGGCCATCTTCTTATGCCTTTCTCCAGGCGACTTTGCCGTTGAAGGTTCCGGCAAGGCCGGTCGGCATGGCCGTCACCTTGAATGTCGCGGTGTTCGCTCCGTCGATCGGCACAACCACCTCGGTCTGCGCCGGAAGGGTGGGGTCCGTGATCAGAGCCTGGAACACGCGACCGCGGATTCGGTTGGTGGTGCCGACCACCGGGCCGCAGAAGATCCACGGATACCAGAGTCGCGACCCAGGCTGACTGAGGCTCTGGATCCCCTGGGGGCTGGCCGCCGACAGGAGATCGCCACGGGGGACGAACAGCCCCGCGAACTGGATGATTGTGTAGACGCGCGGGGTGGCCGAGGAAAGCTGCTCCGATCCGGCCACCTGATAGAAGGAGTCGAGCGTGTTGGCCACCGTCCTGGCGCCGTTGCCGATGGCAAACTGGTCGTGCGCGTCCTGGAGCTCCGGGGAGAGATCGAGGATCGAGGCCCAGAGGCCCTCTCCGTTGTCGAAGTCGATCATCATCCCCTGGGTGTTCACATAGAGCCGCTCGACAAAGGTTGCGGCGGGCTGCGCTCTCCTGGTGAACGTGCGGGAGAGCGAGTCGAGGAGCACCATCTCGAGGTTCGTCGCGCCGATTCGGGCAAAGGTCAGTTGGATGAACTGGCCGACGGCGTTCGGCGGCGACTTGACGATGTTGCCACTCGGATTCGTCCATCCCATCGCCAGGGCCTGCGCGATGATCCTGGTGATCGTATTGGCGACGTCGGTCTGCCCGGCCGTCTCCAGGAAGTTGTAGTTGTTCGCAAGGTAGGTCGGTGCGGCCACGTTAAGTCCCCCTCGCTCTGATGACCATCGTCAATCCCGGCGTCTGTACGCCGACCTGGGCAACGTAAGGCTGAAGCGTGTCACCCTGCGCGAGCGAGATCGGGAACGCGACGGTGGCGTCCGTATCTCCGGCCGGTACCGTCACCTGGGCACTCGGCTCATCGATTCCGTTGACGAGCCAGCCGACGATGAGATCCGCTCCCTCCGGGGCGAGGTTGAGGTTGACGTCGAAGCCGACGAAGCTCATGGCCCTCGGAGCCAGGAGCGTGTAGAGGTTGTTGTCCTGGTCGTCGGAAACCGTCCCAGGGAACGTCCACAGGACGTCGGTCGCTGAGGCGTAAGCCGACGGGCTCGCGAAGAGGAGCCAGTTGGTTCCGTCGGAAACGATATCGAGCACGGAGTACTGGAGCGTGATCGCCACCGATGATCCGCCGTTGATGGTCTGTCCGCCCGTCGTGCCGATCACGACGGTGTTCGTGAGCACGCTGTCGACCCGGATGACGCGGTAGCCGAGGCCGCTCTTCACCGTCACGGCACTTGGAAGGGTGATTACGGCGTTCCCCAGGGCGGCGTCGATCGCCAGATAGAAGTCGTTGTCCGTGATGGCTGAGGCGCCGTCCGGGAGGGTCCGAAATGGGAAGTTGATGTTTCCGGCGAGCTGCCGGTCGATCGACCTTGCCAGTTCCAGGAACGTGGGAGCAGGCATTAGAGGTTAGTCTCCCTCGTACTGAACCGCGATGACTGTCGCGACCGCGGATAACCCGACCGCCAGGGAGACGTCTTGGACCTCAAGTTGGGCCAGGGCGCCGTCGGCGCCGCCGTAGATGGCTTCGCCCAGGCGCGGGAGAAGCCTGCCGGATCCTGCCGTCCCGCCGACCTCACGGACGCGAACCCAGGTTCCGGCCGGTCCGGCATTCTGGACGTACATCCGGCGGGTTCCCGCGGGAATCGGGCCCAGGGGAACCGTGCCGCCCGTTCCGGGCACCGCGACATCCGGGTCAGTCGTGATCGTGGCCCCAGGAGATCCCTTGACGGAAATGGCGCTGCCTGGGCCGCTTGGTCCCGTGACCGGCAGCGGATTTGTCCCGTTGATGACGTTCCCTTCCTCGTCATGCAGGACCGACGGCCAGAGATTTGGATTAAGTGGTGCGGGCATTCTCTACCTCAGTTTCGCGGCGGCCTGCTGCTGCGCGATGACCGCCTCCAGGGCGGCAGCATCAGCGGTCTTCTCCTGCGGCGTGCGCCTCACCGGAGGCGTCTTGACAAGCTCCGGGAGCTTCGACTCACCGGTCTTGAGGTACCGACGCTGGAGTCCACGCTTGCGCTCGTACACCTCCGCGCAGGCGTCGTGCTTCTTCTGCGCCGGGAGAGGCCTCATCTTGTTCGCGGTGATGACGTAGAGGCGGTCGATCTGCTCCGCCGGGTCTTTGATCGGGAGCTGGCAGACGTTGCAGATGATCTCAGCCACAGCTCCTCCTACGGAAGGTTAGCAAGGGTCAGGTCGAACACCGAACCGGCGCCGATGATCGTCATCCCGCCGCCACTGGAGAGTCCCGCGCAGCCGACGCCGATGTTGTTGTCGGCGGCACCGGTCTCCACGATCGTCCCGTGGGCGCCCGACGACTCGAAGAGACATCCGATGAACCTGTTGTAGACGCTGGCAACGCGGACCGCAGCGGTAGTGTTATCTCCGAAGTTTCCAGAAATCACACAACGATGCGCGGTGGAAAGAAGGTCGACCTCGACCGCAGGAGGTGAGCCTCCAAGGTCCGAGTACCTGACGTTGATTTTGCAGTAGGGGGCATTGACGATAATGGTGCCAGCCTGCTGAAGGTTGTTGTCAAACTGATAGATCGAGGTCGAAATGGTGAGCGCACCATAAGAAAGCGCGCCGCCAATCCACTCAGATCGCGCCCAGTAGTTTCCCCCGAATATTTCGAGTGCCCACATCCCGAAGACGCCGGAGCCGTACAGGAGGAGCGGCCCCTGAAGGCCGTCGAGCTTGCACGGGCCCTGGAAAAGAGCATAGACGGTTCCGTCAGAAATCAGGTCGAAGCCGTAATTGAAGCTGCTCCAGACAGCAACGCTGGCCTGCTCCGTGTTGAGCATCGTGTCCTGCGCCCACAGCACGACGCCGCTCGTAAAGGCTCCCGCTGCCGCCACAGTCTTGACGATGGTGTTGTCGCCCAGGCCGACCGCAGCCTCGAGACGGCACCCGTAGAGGTACATATCGACCGGGAAGATGTAGTCGAGATCGGAAGCGGAGACGTCGAAGATGACGTTCCAGCCGGTCATCGTGCAGTTGTAGAACTTCACGATGCCCTGCGCGTTCGTCTCCGCCAGCTCCATGAAGGTCTGATCGGCAACATCTCCAGCGGTGGCCGTAAGACCATAGAAGCAGTAGGTACGCCTATCCGTGAGGCCGTCCGGAACCGTGAAGAGCGCGATGACGGTCGAGCCGATCGACATGGTCACGCCCGACGCAAACTCGAACGTGACGTCCTTGTCAGGCATCGTGATCGTGACCGCCTGGGAGTATGTCCCAGGCAGTGTGTAGACGCCGCCGCCCGATACCGGGAGATTGTCGATCGCCTCCTGGTGGGTCAGGTAGTCGCACTCGACGAGATCCTTCCCGACGACAAATGTCGCCGCGACGATATCCTGCCATTCAATCGAGCTTCTCTGCCTGCTCACTTGACCACCTGGACTTTCATGCGCTGCCTCGCAGCGAGCTCGTTCTTGAGAGCCGACGCGGGGGACAGCAGCGCCTTCTTCTCGTCCTGGGAGATCCGCCGGAACCTTGATCCCGGCGTCGTGTACTTCTCCGCGCAGACCTCGTGGCGCACCAGGGAGATCACGCGACCGTTTGTCTGATCAAGGAAGAGCTTCTCAGACGCCGCCTCACCGTCGCGGACCTCGACCATACAGGACGGATCCTTGCAGAGCTTCTCCATTTAGATGGGCTTCATCATCGAAATGACTTCGGTCGCGTCGAGTCCGTTCGATCCGTCGTTGTTGATCACGCTGACCCGGTAGAACCGGCGCGTGACCGAGTAGACGCGGTTCAGGGTCGATGACGCATCAGCGGCGCCCGCGACGGAGACCGTGTCGACCGTCCTCCAGGTCACGCCGTCGATGCTGTTCTCGACCAGGACCGAACAGTTCAGTGCCTGCCCGGCGTCGGGATCGAGGAACACGGAGATTCCGAAGCTCTCGTAATTCTCGCAGTCCCGATCGGCGCCGTTGAAGGTCGCACCGGCCCCCAGGGGCGTGGTGGTCTCTTCGTTCTGGACCTGCCGGACCTGGGTGAGGACGTTCTCGACCGGACCGCCACCCGGCCCCGTTACGGGCAGGGGATTCGTTGCCGAGATCGGGTTGCCGTCCTCATCGTGGAGGACCGACGGCCAGAGGTTAGGGTTCAGTGGTGCGGGCATCGATTCTCCCTACGCCTGGAAATCTCCGGCCTCGAACTCCGAGGCACCACCAGGGCCGCTGGACCAGTAGTAGTAGTAACCCAGGATCCCGCGGACCGTGACGTCGACGGCGGACTTGTTCTCGATGAGTCCCTGGAGCTGGCCCCGGCCGCGTACGCCGAACTGGAGGCCGTTCTTGAAGAACTCCTCCGGGGTCGCGACACCGGGCCACACGGTCGTCCGGCCGGACTGGATCGGGGTCGACCCGCCGTAGCCGGTCGGATTCTGGTCGTCCCAGACCGGAATGACGTTCTTCGAAACTTCGGGAACGCCCTGGCGGCCGAGTTGGAACCAGAACTCAAGCTGCGAGTTCAGGAGCGGCGCGATCGGCGCGACGTCGATCCCGACGAGAGAGACGATCGCACGCTGGCGATCGGCGATCTCGCGGTCGAAGATGAGCGCGATGTCCCCGGCCGGGATCACGAGCGACGACCGGGCCTTGATGAGCGGCTTGGCGAAGAACGGCGGCTGGTTGAAGGCCGGGAACTTCACCCAGTTGAGCTTGACCTTCCCGCACTGCTGCGCTTCCTTGGGCGGCGGGCAGTTGGGATCGGACACGACGTCCATCGGCCTGGGTTCCCCCTGGCCTGCGTCGCGCCATCCCTCGTAGAAGTACTGGTCATCGCCCATTCCTCCGCGCCTGGGGCGCCGAGGAGGGCGAGGCGGATTTTTAGCTGACATAGCTGATCTTTCTGCCTCCGAAGATGACCTTGATCTCGTTCTCCGCGGCGCTGATGTCCTGGAGATCGAGCTGGACCTTCGTCGACCGCCGGATGAGCCACGAGGTCGCCCAGCGTGCCGGGAAGAGACCGCCGGATCCGGTGACCGCAGCGTTGCCCGAGAGCGGCTGGTGGCCGCCGAAGAGCAGCGCCGAGTGGACGAGGTCTCCGGTGAGGGCGCGGTCGTTCTGACCGTCGCGCACGCGGCAGCGGAAGGCGGCGGTCGCCTTGGCCGTCAGCTTGAAGACCTCGAGATCCGCGTTGTCGGGGATCGTCATGAAGAAGGGCGTGGTGGCCGAGGCGGCGACGACGGCTTCCTCGTCGGTGGTCATGAGGTAGGCGTAGGTCCGCTCGCGGCGGTCGACGTACTTCCAGGTCTCGCCGCGGATCTCGGACGGCGCCATGTTCGGGTAGAACTTGATGCCGCCCAGGACGAACTCGACGTGCCGCGCGTTGGCGAGATCGTTGTTGACGAGCGTCAGGTTGAGCGACTGGACCGGCGGGATGAAGATCGTCTCCGGCAGGACGTACGGCAGCCCGGCGTTTCCGGACATCGCGTCGAGCGGGACGAAGCGGTTCATGAACTGGATCCGCTTGCCCGGATGCTCCAGGAGCACGTCGATGTCGTACGAGTTCACCAGGGCGCCGGGCTCCCCGTCGTCGTCCTCGTAGACGTTGGCCTTGACGTAGAAGACCTCGATCGGGCCGTCGTACTGCGCCGTCAGCGGGAAGGGCCCGCGCTGCTCGCCCGCGGCGAGACGGATGACTTGGTTCGGCTTCGAAACCGTCAGCTCGAACGGCTGAACCCAGTCCTTCGCCGGGTTCATGTAGATGATCCCGCGCTTCTTGGGATCGGGATCCTTGTCCGAGATGCGGAGGAATGTCGGAACCTGGGACCAGCTCATCGTCGTCTCCTTCCGAGCTAACTCAGCAGGGAAGCGGACCGCGAACAGTGCGGGACGCTACTGACTCTTCGTCGGGCTCATCAAGGGATGGCCCCCGAAGGGGCCACCCGAAGTTGCGCCTGAAGGCACAAGGACGTTTTTTCTAGACGCCCTTGTAAAGGATTCCGCGCATGAACCACCGGAACAGCAGGTTGCCGGTGATGCCGGAGAGGCTCGACGGCCAGGAGATCTTGACCTGATACGGCTCCGTCGAGTTGATGTGCAGCGCCCGACCGCCCACGTCGAAGCGGTACAGGTTGTCGGACTGCCCGAGGCCGATGTGCGGCGCATCGGTCGCGCCCATGCCCTCGTAGTCCACGCCGGACGGCACGTCTTCGATCGGGATCGTCAGGAACTTCGTGTCCTGACCGAAGATGACCTCGGCCACGCCCGCGGCCTCGACCAGGGTCGAGTTGCCGATGGTGATGACCTTGGTCGCGACGCCGCCCCAGACGCGCTTGTTGAAGCCGTACACGTCGAAGCTCAGAGGCGTGCCGAGCGACCCGGCCTGCGTCTGGTTCGAGTGGACGAACGTCTTGGTCGTCGCCGCGTCGTTCAGCATCTGGCCGACGGGCTTCGAGTACAGCGTGAACTCCCGCGTCGGGGACGCGGAGAGGATCACTTCCGAGTCGTACAGGGGCTGCTTGTACGACCGGACGATCGCCGCAGGAACGCCCTGCACGATCTTGTAGTAGGGCTGCACGACCTGGATCGGCGCGCCCGCATCCATGGGAGGAGGCATACTCTCGATCTCCTTGATCAAGCACCATTCTGCGGGTTGAGGTCACAATGACCTCAAGCGGCCTCTCGGCCTGCTGCTACATCCCACCGGGACGGGCTGGTGCTTACCTGCCCGACTCCCCCAGGAAGGCCCGCACTGGGCCGCCCTGGGGGAGGCCCTGGGAGGTTTCCCTCCCAGGGCTTCCTTGATTGATGCCTAGAACCGCTCCGGCAGGGTGTCGCCCCTGCCGAACTCGTCCTCGCCGACCCCGCTGGGCCGGGCTTCGACGCGACTGACCTCGCGGTCGGTCAGGAAGGCGCCCATGCCTCCCTGGGCGCGCTCCGCGCCCACTTCGGTGAGGTACGCTTCCGTCCCGGCGGGACGGAGGTACTCGATCCCGGCCGGGCGGAGGTACGTCGAGTACCCCTCGGCGCCCGCCGCGGGCAGGTATTCGTTCACGCCGCCCTTGAGCTCGCGGAGAACTTCCCGCTCGATCGCGCGACGGAACTCCTCGGTCTCCGGAGCGCCCGACAGCGTCGGGATGAACTCCTTGAGCTGAGGCTGGTAGGCCGACACGACTTCGGACAGGCCCTGCCAGAAGGTGGCGAACAGCGAGCCGGTCAGGAACCGGGCCGTGAGGCTCGAGTTCTTGAGGAAGCTCGACAGCGCCGTCAGGACCACGCCGGTCCCGAACGTGCCGCCGACCCGGCCGAGAGCGGTCTCGCCGAGGACCGGCAGCCACTGCTTGATCAGCGTCCGGCTGACCACGATGGACGAGCCGAAGCCCAGGCCCATGTGGAACAGCGTCTCGACGGTGTCCATCGAGAACGCGGACATGATCGCCGACTTGATCGCCGCGACCGGATCCGACGTCAGCCGATACGCGACGCTGGGATTCCGACGGACGTACCGGCGATGACGCCGATACGGGTTGCGCCGCGCCCGACGGCTACGGCTCCGACGCGGGTTGGCGACGACCACGGGGTTCCGACGAACCCGGCGGCTCCGCCGATACCGCTTCGGGAACTTGAAGGCCCGGATCTGGCCCTTCCGGCTGCCCCGACGGCGCCGACGGGCGTACTTCGTGATCTTCTTCCAGCGGCGGCCGACCTTGATGAAGCCGCTGGGATTCCGACGCCGACGCCGGGTCGACCGGCGCCGGGTGACGAAATGCCCCTTGGCATTCCGCCGGATGCGCCGCCCGGTGCGACGGCGCGAACGGGTGCGTGCCATCTTGACTCTCCTGCCCGTCGTGCGGGCGGTACGGGAACGCGAACGTCTCCTCCGAGCGGCTACAGGCCGTCCGGGGTTCGCAAATACAAGTGCTCCGATCATGTGAATTCTCCTAGCCTCTCATCCAATCGCCGGTCTTCTGGTCGCTGCCCATCAGCGTGATGAGTGCTTTGCCGCCGGGCGCCGCCAGGATCGGCACGGACTTCTTCTTGCCGGTTCCCTCGCCCCATTTGTGGCGGTACATATGCGGGCCCTTCTTCGAGCCCTTCGGCGGCCGGTACATCGTCTCCGGAGAGTCGCCGTAATGGGCGAAGGCCGTCACCATGTCGATCTTGTTCGGCGAGCCGATCGGCAGCTCCTTCCAGATGACGACCTTCGCGCCGCGGTTCGCGACCTTCTGGAGCTTCGCGGCTTCCTCGCACTGCTTGATCAGATCCTTGTTGCCGATCCGGCGCGCGAGGTCCATCGCCTGGGCGACGGTCATCTTCGTGCCGGGTTTCGGGTACTTGATGCCGGGGTTCGTACGAACGGCGTGCGTCAGGTCGACGGAACGCTTCATGATCTTGCTCGCGGCCCGACCGGCTGACCTGGGGCCGAAGTCACGAACGACCGTTGCCTTCCCGAACGCGCGACCGGCCGAGCCGGATCGCGTGTGTCCGGGCGCGAACGCCGACCCGTATCGAAGGTCGAACTTTGCGCTTCTGACCGTCGACGCGGCTTCTTTCCTGGTCAGCGGATTCACCGCGACCGGCGAGCGGCGCCGACGGCGCGTCGTTCCGCCGCTTGACGTCGTGTCGAGCCACTGAGCCTCGAGCTTCCGCTTCGCGGCGGGAGAGAGCGCGCCCCAGGTGGACAGCGTCATGCCGCCGGAGAAGTCACGATCGTAGCCGACGATCTCCAGGAGCGCCTCGCGCTGGCGGCGCGTCATCCGATCCCACTGCGTGGAGATCGGCGGGTTCCGAAGGGCGCCCCGAGTAAATCCAAGGCTCTCCAACTTCCTGACGAACTGATCTTTCTTAGCCCGATTGCTGAAAATGGCGATGTCGAAAAACGGGCTACCGTCGCGATGCACCTTCACTCCGTCGTGATAGTTCACAACGTACTTCGCCTTGCCCACGTCCTGCATCTCGCTGAAAGTCTTCACCGATCCAGGATTCGCCAGCATCACGGTCTGGAGGAGCGGATTCGAGCGGACCGCGCGATCGACGACACGACGCGCGGACTTCGGACCGCGGCGGTAAACCGCTCCTGCGACTCCGTGAGCGTATCCGTCCTGGAACTCGGCAGCTTCCGGACGGCCGAGCCGATGGAAGTAGCGCATCTTGCTTCTCGCGCCGCGGATCTCCCGGATCTCTCCTGCGGCTTCGCGGCGCGACATCGGATTCTTCCTGGTCTCGTCGTCGGCCATGTAGCCCGGCTCCGCATGGTTATGCCGCTCGCTGAGACGACCCGCCTTCGTGACGTGGAAGGCGTGCGTCTTGAGCCACTGCTCGTCCGTCTGAAGCGGGATCGTCGGGTGGACCTGACGGCAAGCGATGTTGGTCTCGGAGGGCTTCCCGCCCCGCGTCTTGCAGTGCGGGCAGAGGCCGTAGACTTCGGCGCGACGATCGTTGTCGGACGTCCAGCGGTAGATGAACCGATTCCGCACTTCCATCCGGAGGTTGTGAGGAAGCTTGTCGCCGCGGACGAGCGGGTTCGAGCAGACAGGGGGATTCGGCCACCAATCCGTGCCCTTGGCATGGTGACGCTCGCGAATGTTCCGACTCTCCTGCGCGGCGCCTCGGAAGTGAGCGGCATCCGCTTCCTTCCCCTCGGAACCGTACTTCTGAGAGCGACCGACGTAGAACCTCTCGCGATCGCGCATCTGCTCGATTTCTTTCTGGTTCAGCGGATTCATCCGGCTACGGCCGACGCCGTACGACTTGATGAACGCGATCGCTTCCTTCCGGCCGAGCGCCGTGTAGAGAGCGCCGCCCTGGTGATAGTCGGCGTACCGACTTCCGCCTGCCTTGAAGAAGCGGTAGCGCGTCACGCCGTCGCCCGGCGCCCAGGTCGTGACGGTCAGGCCGACCAGACTGGCAGCGTTCTCCATCTCGTTCAGAGGACGCTGCTTCGGGTTGTTGAAGGTGAAGATATTCTTCCGCACGTTTGCCCCCCGAGGGTTCGAGACCGGACCGATCATCCGGTCGTAGTTCCCGAGCTCCGCCTCGCCTTCGAAGGACTCCAGGAAGGACCGCGCGGCCATCAGGCGCGTGTTCTTGTTGAAGGTGCCGTCGATCTTCGGCATCGGCGCGCCGGGCGACGACGAGCGGACGTACTCGGCGACGTACTTCTTCGCGCCCGCGTCCATCAGGTACATGAAGAGCTTGACCGCCAGCTCGCGGTTGTAGACGCCCTTCCGGCGCTTCAGCATCAGATTCTTCACGATCGGGACGAACTGCTGCCGGTAGAGGTCGGCGTCGTTCTCGATGTAGACCTCGAGCTCGCGCGCCGCGGCCGGATCTGCCGGGCCGGACGGAGGATTGTTGAAGGTGAAGATGTTCCGGCGGACGCCGCGCCGATGATCTCCGCGCTCGCGTCCCTTGCTTCCGATGTACTCCTGGCTGAGTTCGCCTTCACAGAGGAGGGCGACATCCTCGCCGCTCGCGCGACCGCTGGTACGCTTCGACATGGCGACGTAGTAGTCGAAGGAGTGCTGCGCCTTCGCCCGATCGTTCCCGTCGTAGACCTGCCCGATGTTCCCGACGAAGACCTCGTAGGATCCCATCGTGGGGTTCCGACGAGCGGATCTGCGGCGCGGGTTCTCCTGGTACAGGTTCGCTCCGCCCTGGGGAGCGCACTCGAACTTGTGCATCTGGGGCGTGCCGATATACGAGGCGTCGCAGTGAGGGCAGAGCTTCGGCAGTTCCCGTCCGAGGCTCATGCGCTTCACTCCGACGGAGGCGCTTCCGACGGCGATATGGCCGCCGCCGTACCTCCGCTCCGAGATCTGCTTGCCGACGTCGTCGACGTGTTCGTACGTCCTGGCGCTGCGCTTGATCCACGGACCGCGCGCCATTCCGCTGGTCAGGAACTTGGGATCGTCCTGGGAGGCGAACACGAACGTCTCGCCGACCGAGAGATCGCTGAACTTCAGCTTCGGATTGTTGAAGGTGAAGATGTTCTTCCGTACGGCGCCGCGAGAATTCGGACGGACGGACTGACCGCCCGGATGGATCTCTTCGGTGATCCCGAGCGCATAGATCGCCGGGACATGGACCTTCATGCCACGAGAGAGGCCGCGGATGTCCAGGAAGACGGTGTAGACGCGGTTGTGCTGGTCCGCGAGCTCGTGACCACGCTTCACGCAAGCCGAGATCGCTGCGCTGCCGACGCCGGTCGCCCGCTTCGTGTACACGACGAGTCCGGTCTCTTTGTCGATCAGGATGAAGGACGGAGGGTTCTTTCGAACGCCCGTGTGACCGTTGTTCCTCGCTCTTCCTTTTGGGATGAAGTACCGCTCCAGCTCCTCGTACATCATTTTGTCGATCTCGTCGCCTTCATCGTCGACCGACCGATGAGACGGACCGGGACGAAATTTCGAGGTCGAGAGGATCTGGTAGAGCTCGCTTCCGCCGCCGTTGTGGTAGTCGTTCGCGAACCAGTAAATCGCCGACTCGATGCTGAAGTTCATGCCCTCGCCGGAATCAACCATTCCACGCGCCCACTTCTTGAGGTGCGCGACCATCCTGGACTTGAGATCCTGGTAGCTCATGCGGTCCTCCGGCGACGCAGAGGGATGTGGATCCTGGAGACCGGGTTCGACCGGACTCCGGACCGCGAGGGGCGCGAAGCGAACCAGGATCCGATGACCGACGCCGCTACGGCGCCCGCGACGAGACCCACCATCACCATGGGAAGGATGTCCTCCTTCAGGATGGTCCGGATCTTCGGCTCCAGGGCCTCGGCGACCGAAGCGGTGAAGCCGGTCGTGAGTCCGTCGGTGACGGAATCTCCGATGCCGGGTCTCTTGACGTAGCGGATGTAGCGCATCGAACCTACCGGCGACGCCTCCGGCCGCCCATGCCGGGGCGCATCTTGATGACGACGTAGCCCAGGCCGCCGAGCGTGGCGAGCCCCAGGCCGATCGTGACGGGGTTCTTGTACCAGGGCGTCGGGTTGGTGAGCTGCCCGGCCGTCAGCACGTTCGAGCCCGCGAGACGGTTCGTCGCGCTCGCGACGGCCTGCGCGGTCTTCGACTGGAGCACCGACGGAACGATCGTTCCGGCGGCCTTCGCGACGGACGAGAATGCGCCCAGGATCGAATCCCAGACGGACGTTCCGGCGGTCGCCGCTGCCGTCTGCGTCGCCGTGGGCGCGGGCGTCGAGCCGAAGGTCATGATCCCGGTATTGGGATCGATGTCGCCCATGCCGTCCATTGCGCCGAACGGGATCCGCTGAGGGGGCGTCATGACGTTTCTCCTGCGGATCAGCATCGGCTGGTCCATCTTGACCTCCACTCGTCTTTCGGGTGTTTCGGGACTCTTGACGGAAATGTACTTGTCGGTTTTCTGGTAGCGGATGGTGTCCTTGCCGTACGGCTCGTTCCAGCGCGAGCCGGGCGGGTACATCTTGCGCTCGACCTTGATGTAGGGCTGGCGACCACCCCCGCGATAGTAGGGGTTGCCGTGGTCGTTCGGCTGACCGGCGAGGCTCTGGATCCGTTCGGACGGGTCCAGGCGCGGCGCCGCCTTGAGCAGATGCATGTCCCGCTCCAGGTCGGCCGCCGGGATCTGCGTGTCGTGCGGCGGAAGGAGCTGGAGGCTCTCGAAGTTGCCGGGCGGGATCACGCCTGGGCCGCTGCCGAAGTCCCTGGGGATCCCGTATCCGATGTAGTCCTGGGCGTACTCGGCGTCGACTCCGGTGAGGGGGGAATCGTTGTTCTCGATGACGGGCTCGTCGCCGCCTTCGTCTTCTCCGTTATCCCCCATGCCGCTGTTGAATGCGCTCATGTCGGACCCTTTCACGACGTCTTCGATCGGTCCCTCCGGCCAGCGTTTGAACTGCTCCGGCTTGACCGGAGGACGCCAGCCGGGATATGCCCCGCGCGTCGACGGGTCGAGCGGGTACCACTCGTTCCCGATCCGCGCGGAGACCCAGACGTGAGAGAACTCGTCGGGGCGATCCGGATCGACCTTGGCGGTTTCGAAGGAATACTGGAAGCCGAGCACGCCGAGCAAACTCGCCGTGTACACGCCCGCCATCGTGTCGCAGTCGCCGACGAAGAGCGCCGGTCCGGTGTACGTCCCGGCCTTGCGCGCCTCGATGATCGGCCGCATCGCTTCGATAGGATGCTCGATCTTCTCGATCTGGAACGGGTCGCGCTGGAAGAGACCGTGCTTCTGAACCCAGTTGAAGATCGCGTCGGCCGCGAGCTTCGTCGAGGCGCGCACGTCCTTGGGCACGCCCAGGCGGATCCAGGTCGCGATCTTCTGGATCGTCGGGTCGAGCTTTCCCAGCGCGACCAGACGGTGCATTCTCTGGATGGTTTTGTCCGTGCCGATGACTCCGCGCTCGAGCCCTTCGACGGTCGAGCTCATCGAGGCACCGGAAGAAAATTGAAGGAACCCCGCGCGGAGACGCGGGGCCCCAAGGAAGAAGAAGGAACGAAGGAATGAGATGCGCGGAGCGCGGCGCCGTTGTGAGACGAACGGACCATTTCGAGGTCAACTCCGCGTTGCGCGGCCTCGGTCCGTCTGCCCTGGTGGACCCTACGCCTTAACCTTCTGTCGGGGAAGAGTCCGGATCGCGGTCGATCCGTCCGCGAGCACCTCTACAACGAAGTTCGCGCGACAATCGCGGTCGTTGCAGATGGTCTCGACGATCTGGAACCTACCCTTCAGTGCGAAACGTCCGCACTTCGGGCAGATCACCGTCGTCATCTCTTCCCCATCTCGGCCCATAAAAAAAAGCCGCGACTTTCGCCGCGGCCTATTCTGCTCCTACGAGCTTCTCTGCCGATCTACGAATAACATTTTGCTCTACTGTGAATCCTATGTCAAGTGATAAACGAAACCTCAGCGTCTCCTCGCGGCTCCGAACAGCGAGGCGAGCCCCGCCTGGATGCCGGTCGCCTTGGCGATCGCGCGCACGTCCTGCCGAAGTCCCTGGATCTCGACGATCAAATCGTCGATCGCGCAGATCAGACCGTCCTTGTCCTTTGCGATCGCTTCGAAAAGTGCTCCGATTGCCTGGACCTGCTGGTCCGTCGCCGCATGAAGCTTCGCCGTCGATAACCCGATCGTCTCGAACGCCTTGATGATCCGGTCTCGCTGCGCCTTGATCTGCGGATCGACGTCGTCCGCCGCCATTCGTTACGCGCCCTTCCCCTGCACCGCGCTCCGGTAAGCGTCTCCGATCGTGATGACGAGGCGCCGGAGCCAGGACTTGACGGCTTCGTCGTTGCCCGCCGCCTTGATCTCGTCGATCTTCTTCTGATCGCCCCACTCGGCGAGGATCTTCTCGACCTGTTCGCCGGAGTCGACCTTCGCGATGCGGTCCAGGATCTCGGCGTCGAGCAGTTCGAGCGCATCACCCGGCACGAACGAATCGTTCGGAGTGTTCTGCGGGATCTGCTGACGGATCTCGGACCGGATCGAGTCGAGGATGAAGTTGACGACGCCCTTGCGATCGTACTTCAGATCGCCTGGGGGCGGAGGAATCGGGATCTTCAGCGTGCCGCCGTTGTCTCCGATCCCAGGGAACTCGGCAAACTTGACCACGTCGTCTCCCTCCAGCTTCGGTTCTTCTTCCTTCTTCTTCATGTTCTCCGGAGTGACGTGGACGGTCTTGACCACGCCCTCCGACGTCCGGTGCTGCGAGACGACTTTCGTCCCCGCGTGACGCGGAGGAACGACGGCTCCCTTGCCCCTGGGCGCCGGAAGCGCCATCGTCTTCCCGTCCGGACCGACGGCGATCCGCATTCCGTCCGCGCGCATCTTCGCTTCGAGCTCTCGTGCGACCTTCGCAGCCTGTTCGGCGTAGATCTCCTTCACGCGCTCCGGCGTGACGGCGGCGCCGCCCGCGGCTTCCTTCTCCATGACCTTCTCGACGTAGGTCTTGAGGACCGGCGTGAGCTGCTTGATGCCGTACTTGATGACGTCCTGCTCCTCGTCGGGCTCGCCTCCGCGCTCGTCGCCGCTGCCGTTCGTCAGTCTGTCCAGGGCGTCCTCGATCAGACGCTCCTGGAACTGCGTCATCCTGGAGTCCTCCTTCTTTCCGAAGGCGGAGTTCAGTTTGATCTGGCGCTCCAGCATCGCATCAAGGGTCTCCGGCGCCGCGGGAGGCTTGGCGGCGCTCTTCATGAACTCCATCATATCCTTCGAATGCTGCTGGCTCTGTTTGACCATCTGCATCGCGAAGGATTCGTCGCTGGACACCGCGGGCTTCGCCGTCGCGCTCGTCGCGATCGCCGTCGCGAGCTTCGTGATCGAGTCCTCCAGCTTGTCGAAGCGATCGTTGACTTTCTTTTCTGCGAGCGCCGCCTGGGTCGCGGCGAGATCCGCGCGGAGCTTCTTCACTTCCTCCGACTCGCCGACCGGGACCTGGGGCGCGGGCTTGCCGTTCGTGTCCTCGTCGAGCTCTGCCTCCAGGCGCTTCGCCTCGCGCTCCATCGTCATCGCCTCTTTCCGAAGGCGGGCGCGCTCGATGCGGCGCTCCGCGTCCTGGCGAAGCTTGACGAGCTGATCCGTCTCGTGAAGAGTCGGATCGGTGCCGGACGGAATCTCCGGCTCATCGCGGGGAGGCTCGACGTCGGTGATCCCTTCGATGTACGGCTCCGAATCCGGATCCGGATGCTCGATCGTGAAGGATCCCAGGATCGTGTTTTCCCAGTTCGACGTGTCGGGGTGGATCGAGCACTTGTACTTCCGGCCGCCGAAGCGCGCGAAGACGTCGGCCTCGATTTCGGAGATCGACGTCGGGCATCCGTACTTCCCGCCGACGCGAGTGTTCGTCGGAATTTTCCCCTGGTGGGTGTGAAGCACGCGCGGATACTGCCGCGTGACGATCACCATGTTCTTCCCGTCCGAGAGAAGGTCCGCGTTCGGATCGATGTCGGGAGGTTCGGGCTCATTCGCCGGGGTCACGACGGGTGCGGGCTTCGCCGACCTGCCGGACAGCCGACCCGCCGCCGCGCGGACCGCTCTGTCGGAACCCTTCATGACGACCTGGACCTGCGCGGGCTCTTCTTCCGGCTGAGGTGTCTCGGTCTCCTCTTCGCCGGAGTGTCCGTTCCCTGCTTCGGGTGGCGGTGCCAAGGGTTCGTGGTCATCTGCCGGGGACGACGGGGCGGACTCCTGGGGTTTGCGCTTTGAGGTGGCCTTCGGCGACATTCCAAGCCTCCAGAATCTGGGGATGACTAATGAAACCCTTGAACATGTGGAGAACGCAGTAGACGTGAACGGATCCGTTGGCGCAAAGGCTGGCTCTACAGTAGTGTGTGTCGATCCTTTTTGTCCCGATCATCAGACCTGAGACAGGGCAAACCGCCTTAACCTGGGGCAACATCACCCGGTCGGGCTTCGCCATGCCCTATTTATAGATAGGCGGCTCCCCTGGGTCAACGCAAATCGGCGTTATTTTTTTCGTCACTTTTTCCTTGTATCCGTTCTATCTCCGGCTATACTACAGGCGTGAGGACCACCCCGGCGCGCAGTGAACCCGAGTCTCTGGATATGGACCGCCGCCGCTCCGTTTGCGGCCGGGGTCCTCACAAGCTCACGTCGCCGCAGTCTGTACTCGGACGTACGGCGGTCCAGATCCAGCGACTCTAGGGACAGCCCGGCCGCGAGGCGGAGGAACCGCGCGGTCGGGTAGGAAGAAGAAGGAGGAACCCGTGGTCACGAGGAACGTCGTCCCCCCGGTGCCCCAGAAAAATGTGAAGCCTTGGGCCTTCACGGGCGATCAGCTTCTCACGCACTTCACCCCAGGCAAAACCCCCCGCCCCCAGCAGACCCACTTCCTGGAGAAAGCCGCCGCCGCGTTCGCCGCCGGGAAGCGGTTCGTGGTCGGCGAGCTCCCCACGGGCGCGGGCAAGACCGACGCCTGCAAGACGGTCGCGAACGCGCTCCGGACGGTCGGCGAGTCGACCTTCATGCTGACCTCGCAGAAGATCCTCCAGGACCAGTACGCGACCGACTACCCGGCGCCGGACATCGAGACGCTGAAGGGCCGGTCGAACTACGCCTGCACGCACGCGGACGCCGAGGAAGGGCAGGACGCGGGCGACGGCGTCTGCCGCCGGAAGTCCAAGGGCATCCTCTCCGAGTGCGTCGACGACTTCCAGGCGAAGCCCATCGCGAACGCCCAGGGCATCTCGGTCCTCCAGGCCGCGGTCGGCCTCGCGCTCCCCTCCGGCTGCCACCACTGCCCGTACTGGGCGCAGCTTCAGAAGGTCCACGACGCCTCGATCTCGCTCTTCAACTTCTCGAGCTTCCTCTTCCAGCAGCGCATCGGCCGCTTCGGCCACCGCTCGCTCATGATCATCGACGAGGCGCACAACTGCGAGACCCAGCTCATGAACTACGTCACGCTGGAGCTCTCGGAGTGGACGCTGGCCCTGGTCGACGTCCGGATCGATCGCGACATCCGCTCGAAGCAGGAGTTCCTCCAGTGGCTGGAGGAGACCGACCTCATCCAGATCGTCCAGCGGAAGCTGAAGGATCTGGAAGGCGACGAGGGCGGCGACGGAGACGACGACCTGTCCGCGGCCGAGATCGACGCGCTCAAGGAGCTGGAGGGCAAGCTGGCGAACTTCATGGCCTTCCTGGAGAAGACGGAGTGGATCCTGGAGGTCGTGAAGTACAACGACAAGCGCAACGGCGAGGAGCGGAAGAAGATCGTCGCCCGCCCCCTCTACGCGAAAGACTTCGCCCACGACCTCCTCTTCAAGCACGCGGACCGCATCGTGTTCATGTCCGCGACCATCCTCGACGTCGAGGTGTGGGCGCGCAACCTGGGGCTGCCCCTCGAAGAGGTCGAGCTGGTCAAGACCGCCTGCGACTTCCCGGTCGAGAACCGGCTCATCTTCAAGGACTACGCGGGCAACATGGGCTTCAAGTACTTCACGAAGGAGCAGAACCCCAAGGATCCCACCGAGCCGAAGTTCGTCAAGAAGGTCGGCGAGATCCTGGAGCGCCACCGCGCCCAGCGCGGGATCATCCACTGCCACTCGTTCTCTCTCGCGAAGATCCTCTACAATCAGATCGATCCGCCGCACGCGGACCGGCTGCTCTTCCAGGATCACTTCGACTCGAAGGAAGCGATGCTGGCCGAGCACGCGCGTCGGAGGGACTCGGTCATCGTCGCGCCCGCCATGCACGAGGGCCTGGACCTCAAGGGCGACCTCGCCCGCTTCCAGGTGATCGCCAAGATGCCCTGGCCCAACATGCAGGACCGGGTCATCAAGCAGCGCATGGATCGCGACTCCGCGTGGTACTCCTGGCTCTGCGCGCTCAAGATCGTCCAGTCCTACGGCCGGTCGGTGCGTTCGAAGGACGACTGGGCGACGACCTACATCCTCGACGCCGGGTTCGAGTCGTTCGTCTGGAAGTCGGCCCGGATGCTGCCCGACTGGTTCCACGAGGCGCTGAAGCCCGGCGCCCCCAAAGAGGTGCGGCGATGAGCCGCATCGAGATCCGGGAGGAGCGGAGGGACCGTTACTGGGTCCTCCGCATCGACCCGGTGTTCGACCAGGAGAACACGAAGCGCGGCTTTCAACCGAAGGTGACGGCGTACTGCGACCAGGATCTCTCCTTCGAAGACCACAACTACCACTGGAGGCGCGCCACGATCTCCTGGTACTCGATCGGAGAATGCACTCCCGAGGTCGCCGCTGCCTACGCCGAGGCGATCGCGATCGCGACGAAGCAGGCCAAGAAGATGGATCTCGAGCACGGTTTCGACAAGGTGGTCGCGTGACGACGACCTTGATCATGGTCCTGTGCCACTGGTGCAAGAGTCCCAGGCCGATCGACGTCCAGGGCGCCGAGGCCCTGGCGCCCGGCCTGCACAAGGTCATTGTCGAGGTCATCGGCGGGACGTGCATTCCCTGCGGGACGAAATTTTCCGACGGAATTTCGAAGGGAGGTGTGACCGAATCCGACACATCAGCGAGGAAGAATCAAGAGGAGAAGTAGGGTCGGTAGAGAAGAAGAAGGAGGAACAGTGGCGTCATCATTTGACCCGTTCGAAGATCCCAAAGCCCAGAAGCAGTACCTCAAGCTCGCGCTGTCCGGCGGAGGCGGCGTCGGGAAAACGAGAGTCCTGCTGTCGTTCCCGAAAGTCTGCGTCATCGACACGGAGAAGGGAACGCTGCCGTACCGCGGGAAGTACGACTTCAAGTCCAAGGCGCTGAACCGCTGGCGCCACCTCGACGGAGTGCTGTCCTGGCTCCGCGCCCATCCGGGGGTGTACGAGACGCTGGCGATCGACTCGACGACGATCTTCTACCTGGACCTGATCCAGGACATCGTCGACTACATCAGGAACAAGCGCGGCAACGAGATCATGTCGCCCGGCGACTGGGGCGTCCAGAAGCGACGCTGGGCCGCTTTCCTGAATCAGCTCGTCGAGCTCCCGATGCACGTCATCCTGTCCTTCCGCGAGAAGGAGCAGTACGAGGAGATCCTCAACAAACGCGGCGAGGAAGTCCGGAAGAAGACCGGCGAGTACCTGCCGGAGTGGGACAAGCAGACGGAGTATCTGTTCGACCTCGTCTTCCGCTGCCACACCGAGGAGAACAAGAAGGACAAGTCGTCGAAGTTCCTTCTGACCTGCACCAAGACGCGCTTCAACTGGATGCCGAAGTACTCGGTCCACGACATCACGGGCAAGCGCGCCTTCGCGGAGCTCTTCGAGCCGCACGTCACCCAGATGCTCGACGCTCCGGACGCGCCGCCGCCGTCGGAGGTCGAGCCGCTCGTGGTCCCGGACGTGCCGGATCCGGCGGCGCCGCCGACCGTGGAGTCGGTCGCCGAGAAGGCGGCCGAGCTCGCCCAGGCTGCCGCAGATCTGGCGACGGCCCCAGGCGCTCCGGACGATCCTCCGATCGACCTCAAGCCTGGGACGCCGGAGGAGAACTGCGAAGACCTCAGGAAGTTCTTCGGAGTCGTCCCGATCACGCCGGACCAGCCCGCGGCCACGCCGGAAGAGCTCGCCTCCCTGATGGAGAAGGCGACCGCGATGCGGTGGCCCGACGACGCGAAGAAGTGTCGGAAGCAGGACTGTTCTGCCAACGGCCACATCCACCCGTTCTTCAGCGGCAAGGACGGGAAGTCTCTGATCGGATGCACATACAACGTCGGATCGACCAAGGAGCTCCGGAAGCCCCAGGTGGAGTTCCTCGATGGGGAGTTCAGCAAGGTGCTGGCGGGACGCGCGTTCCTGGATCGAGACGGTCAGGGGACCGTCTACGTCGCGACGCCCGTGGGAGTGACTGAAGAGGAGGTGAGAGCAAACGTACTCGCGTACTCGAAGTAGAGCGCGTCGCCGACCGGGGTAAAAGTTGATGACGATGGCTCTGGATCGAGAGGGTGCTTGTTTCCTGTGACTATTTTGGAAAAGAAGGAGAGACCATGACGACCCCGAATCCGTTTTCCGACTTCGACGAGGATTTCCAGAAGGCCGACGCGGCCGACATCCCGACGCCCGGACGTGTCCCGGAGTCGACCTACAAGTTCGTCTGCACGACGAAGGAGATCAAGAAGGGCGTCGAGACCGTCGTCGCCGACCACGAGATCTTCGTCGCGAACTCCGGCTCGAAGGGCTTCAAGCTCTTCTGCGAGATCCTGGAGCCCGAGACCGTCCTGAACCCCAAGACCGGCGAGCCCCACATCACGAAGGGCGCCGTTCTCGAGCGCGTCTTCTGGGGCACGAAGGACAACCTCGCCTACATGAAGCGCGACCTGGGGACGATCCTCGGCCGCCACATCGGACCGGAAGAGAAGTTGAGCCAGCTCCTGGTCTCGACCTCCTGGGCCGGTCTGACGTTCGAAGGCGTGGTCAAGGACGAGACGTACCAGGGCCGCGTGAACAGCCGGATCTCCTTCATCAATCCCTGGGCGCCGCCCGTCGAAGAGGGCGCTCCGAACCCGCACGGCGCCGCCACCCCGACGGATCCGAAGAAGGGCGCGTCCTCGAAGGACGAGACTAAGAAGGCCACGACTCCTCCGGTCGACCCGAAGAAGAGCACCACCCCCGCGAAGGGCGCCCCCGCGAAGGGCGCGGCGGCCGGTGCCGGGAAGAACGTCGACTTCTAAGTTCCTCCAATGAGGGCAGGGGTGTGTGACCGCCCCTCCCTCTTCTCTCTCTGCTGTCGTTCGGGGTTTCCTCCCCCGGACGACAGCGATAGAGAGAACCGACTAGATGGGCACGGATTGGGGATGGGTAGAGGTCGAGAGAGGGTCTGAATGCCGGACAAGGCACCGGAGACCGCGTCTCCGGAATACATACTCGCAGCAGCGCAAGCCTACGTCGCCGCCGGTCTGTCCGTAATTCCTGTACGGGCAGACGGCTCGAAGGCTCCCGCCTGCACCTGGAAGCAGTACGAGAAGCGCAAGGCTATCCCGTACGAGCTCGCCCAGTGGTTCTCCACGGACAAGCCGATCGGCCTCGCCATCATCGGCGGAGCGGTCTCCGGCAACCTGGAGATGATCGACTTCGACGATCCCTCCCTGATCGACCCCTGGATCCAGGCGGTCAACGGGGTCCGGCCGGATCTCGTCGCGCGCCTGCCGCGCATCGCGACGCCGAAGGGCGGAGCTCACTTCTACTACAGGGCTCCGAAGATCGAGCACAATCAAAAGCTCGCGATCGCCGAGGACAAGCACGTCCTGATCGAGACCCGCGGCGAAGGCGGCTACGTTCTCGCGCCCCCCAGCCATCCGAAATGCCATCCGCTCGAGAAGGCCTACGTCCACGCCGATGGTCCGCTCCTGACGGAGGTGCCGACGATCACCGACGACGAGCGGACGACGCTGATCGAGACGGCGAAGTCCTTCAACAAGGCGCCGAAGAAGATCATCGGCCCAGGCGAAAAAGGAAACCCGAGCGCCTCGGGCGAGACCGCCCCAGGCGACGACTTCAACGCCCGCGCCACCTGGGAGGCGGTTCTCGAGCCGTACGGATGGCGGAAGGCGAAGATCGACGGCCCGATCGTCTATTGGAAAAGGCCTGGGAAGACCGACGAGGGCCACTCCGCCTCCGTCGGCTTCTGCGGCGACAACCTGCACGTCTTCAGCTCGAACGCCACGCCCTTCGAGCCGGACTCGACCTACTCGAAGTGGGCGGCGATCACGTTCCTGAAGTACAACGGCGACTTCAAGAAGTCCGCCAAGGATCTGCTCGACCAGGGCTTCGGACAGAAGCTGAAGAAGAAAAAGGAAGGCGACGAGCCGACGACCGTCACCGACGTCGACGCGGCGAACCAGTTCGTCTCCCACTTCGGAAAAGACTTCGTCTTCTGCGAGCCTTGGAGGAAGTGGATCGTCTGGGACGGTCGTCGCTGGGTTCCCGACCGCGTCGGCTCTGCGTTCGGCCGGTCCGTCGAGATCGCCGTCAACGCCGGAGAGAAGCGCCAGAAGTCCGAGCGGATCAGCGCCACACTCCGGGTCGCCCAGCACATGCGGGCAGTCGAGCCCGAGCAGTTCGACGGCGATCCCTGGACCTTCAACTGCATGAACGGGACGATCAACCTGAAGGATGGATCCTTCGAGGAGCATCGTCGCGAGAATCTCCACACGAAGCTCAGTCCCACCTCGTACGATCCGAACGCCAAAGCCCCCAGGTGGCAGGCGTTCCTCCACGAGATCATGGCCGACAACGAAAGCTTGGTCGGCTACCTCCAGCGGCTGGCCGGATACTCTCTGACCGGCATCGTCCGGGAGCACATCCTACCGATCGCCTACGGCAAAGGCGCGAACGGGAAGTCGACGTTCCTGGGTGCGCTCCGGAACGTGATCGGCGCCGACTATGCCGCAGAAGCCGCTCCGGACCTTGTGATGACCAGGACCCAGTCGGCCCACCCGACTGAGCGCGCCGATCTCGCCGGAAAGCGGTTCGTGACGACGATCGAGGTCGAGGACGGCCGACGTCTCGCCGAGAACTTCGTCAAGCAGTTAACCGGCGGCGACGAGCTCAAGGTCCGCAGGATGCGCGAGGACTTCTGGACGCTCAAGCCGACCTGGAAGATCTTCATGGCGACGAACAACAAGCCGGAGATCAAGGGGATGGACTTCGGAATCTGGCGCCGCGTGCGCCTGATCCCGTTCTCCGTCGTCATCGGCCCCGACAAGATGGACCACACGCTCATGGACAAGCTGATGGGCGAGGCGTCCGGGATCCTGGCCTGGGCCGTCGAAGGCGCGAAGCTCTGGCGCGAGGGAGGCCTCCAGGACCCCACCGAGGTACTCTCCGCGACCGCGGAGTACCGGACCGACGCCGACGTCGTCGGCCGCTTCTTCTCCGACTGCTGCGTCCTGATGAACGAGCTCCGGTGCAAGGCGTCCGACCTCTACGAGGCCTACGTCGAGTGGCATCGACGGGAGATCGGCAGCGACGAACCCATGTCCGGGACGGCGTTCGGGCGCCGTCTGACCGACCTGGGATACAAGGTCGAGAAGTCCGGCGGGCACAAATGGCGCTTCGGAATCGGCCTCCAGCAGTCCAGCGTCAAGCTTTCCAGGGAAAACGAGTTCTGATTTAAAGGACAGTTGTGATGCCAAAACTTGAAAATTTCGCAGGAAATGCAGTTTTTAGGACAGTTGGACAGATTTCCCGATTCATCACCTTCACGCGCGCGCGCGCGCGCGCGTGGGCTGTTTAACCAAATAACTGTCCAACTGTCCTAACTGTCCTTTAAATCGGAGACGAGGAAAATGGCTTCAATCCAGGAGACCATCGCCGCCAGGAAGCGTGCAGGGCTTCCCCCGCGCCTTACCAAGGGCGCCGCGGTCCTGGGGCGGCTCTGGCGTGAGAACGTCCGCTGCGTCTCGCAGTGGGCCGGGATCTGCCCTTGCCCGGCGCCGAACGACTTCTGCCTCGTGAAGAAGAAGTGGCTGGGCCTCGTGAAGGAGTACTACGGCGGGAAGTACCCGCACAACCTGTCCGGCTGCGAGGGCTTCCTGGTCCTGGAGTGCATGGATCAGGCCCAGCTCGACGCCTCCGAGCTGACGATCCTGAGGTCGGTGCCTGGGGCCCCGGTGCCGATCCGGGTCGGCAGGAACGGGACCTGCCTTCAGACGATCCTCGACCTCGCGGCGCTCGAAGGGACCGACGTTCACGCCGAGGCGGTCGCGGCGGTCGTCAAGATCCAACAGGTCGGACTATGAGCTACGGCGACGGCATCAGGGAAGTTCTCAAGGTCGTCTCGATGAAATGGCTCGTCGAGGAGATCCGGGTGACGAACAAGCTGATTCACGACAGCGAGCAACTGCTCCGAGGAGTTCCGTCGGACAAGCACGTCGAGCTCCGAGAGGCGGTCCGGTCAAACAAGGAAGATGTGCGACTGATGGTCGAAGAGCTCGAGAGAAGAAAGGCTGAACCCAAGTGACCGAGTACAGCGACTTCGACGACGTCGAGAAGGCCGTCGAGAAGATCATCGAGAGCCAGCTCGAGACGATCAAGGAGCTCGACGACATGGACGTCGACGTGACGCCCTGGGAAGCAGACTTCCTTCAGGGCGTGATGAATCAGCTACGCCAGGAGAAGCGCGCGCTCTCCCAGGGCCAGATCGAAATCGTCAGGAGGATGTGCAATCAGTACGACGTAGAATGCGATCTGTAAAAGTGATCGTGTACACGTTGGAAAATTTACGGAGAGAGACATGGAAGAAATTCTGAAGAAGGTGGAGCAGTCCCAGGTTCTCAAGGCGTTCCTGAGGGGCCGGATCCCGGTCGACGAAAACTCCCCTGGGTGCGCTCCCTGCTGCAAGTGGATCCTGGAGGATCTCGAGCTCAACGGTCGCCTGACCGGGTGGCCGTACGACTCGATGAACTCCCCGCAGTTCCCGATCGCCGGGAAAGTTCTGCACCTCGCCTCGGAGTTGGGCGTGGAGGAGCGGATCGATGGCGATCGCGTCAAGAAGGTCTCGGATCTTCTGCCGTTCATCGACGCGCGGCTTTCGGAAATGGAAGAAGGAAGGAGCCCCTAATGTCGTTCAAGTGCTCGCTCTGCGAGCAGGACATCCAGCCCGGAGAGTCGATGGTTTCCGACGAGAAGATGTGTCTCGCTCACGAGTCCTGCGTCAAGCGCGGGAAAACGATCGACCCTCCGACGGTCATCGACGTCAAGGTCAAGGTCGAGCCGTGCGTCATGCCGTCAAGGATCTCCTTCTGCACCGAGTGCCAGAAGCCGGGGATCTCGAGATGCCCGGCCTGCCTCGCCCTGGTCCACCAGAGCTACGGCCACGACGGCGGACCCGCCTGCTCCGTTCTCCACGAGGCGAAGTGCGAGGGCGCCCGACTGAGTCGGGTGATCGTCAAGAAAGAGGTCCCCGAAGTGAAGCCGACGAACGGGGTGCATCACGTCCAGTCGAACGGAAAGAAGAAGAAGAGGGCCCGGAGATGATCATCGTCTCGTTCAAGGGAAAGAAGTCGCCGCTCATCGGAAACGTGAAGGGCTTCACCCTCTTCCAGGACACGCGCCGGACGTCGGTCGCCAGGGCGATCTTCCGGGCGATGAACAGCTTCGAGGGGGAGAAGGAGGGGTTTCTCTTCGTCGCTCCAGGAGGCCGGGTGAACTCCGCCCGCGTCTATCCGGTCATGCAGGACACGTCCTGGGACGTCGCGGCGTTCGTCGATCGCATCGGCGCAAAGCCTGCCGTCGCGGGACCGTTCAACGGAATCGGGTGGGTGTCTTTGGATTCGGTTCTCTTCAGGAGGACCCCGGCATCCAGTCGAGTGCTCAACCGCTGGATGGAGCGGAACGACGTCT